GAACGGTCCCTGTCGGGAAGCGGGTGGAAGGAGTGTGTGATGGGTATGATAGCGTCATATCTTGATACTCTATAATTACCGCCGGGGGATGCAGAGCATCTACATAATTGACACAAAACAAGTTCTATAGTATACTACAATCTTTGTACAAGGAGACACAATGTCCAAAAGAGAGATAACTGTAGAAAAGTTTAAAAACAAATTTACAGACGTAGTCCGCCATACCAAAATGGAAGTGGTGGACATCGTTATTGCACTAGAGAAAATGGATCCCACCAAGAACTTACAGTATGTTCCTTGGCTGGCCAAACAACTAATTAATAACCAATTTAAGTTTGAGGATACAGAAAGAGTTAAAACTGTATTAACAAATTTTGACAAGCTAAAACCTCGTTTGGCTAAGCGAGACATTAACCAATTTAGTTTTTATGAACTAGACGAGACCATAGATAAGGTTCTCAATCCTGAGATTAAGGAAGTACTAGTAACTAAAACTGTAAAAGAAGAAGGTGCCTTTCCAATTATTAAAAACACAAAGATATTGTACAATGGTCCTTTTGGCCAGTTGGCCAGTCCACAAACTGCTACTGCCGCAAGACATTTGGGTGCAGGCACAAAGTGGTGTACTACACAGGCAACTTTCTTTAAAGACTACACCGAGACCAGTGATTTATATGTTTGGAGAGACCGCAACGGTAGCAAGTACCAATATCAGATCCAACATGACTATGCTAACAGAATTACATTATATGATGCCCGAGACAGAAGGTTAGATTGGGCAGAGCAACAAAAATTTGAGGAACATCCTGTACTTGGTCAGATTATAAAAAACCAAATAAAAGCATACACAGATTATCTGTTTAAGCAAAAGCAGGCACAGCACGAGCAGGATCGACTCTATGACCTTACCAAATATGTTTTAGATGAAACAGGCATTAACATTAAGCACGTTAAAAAGATTAAGTCCTATCCTGGCGGCATGGAAGGCTTTTGTAAAGACCTGTTAGCTAAAAAGTACGACTTGATAGAACCACAGATGGCCCTGGGTCCACGTAGTAGCCAAGAATATGCTATGTTTATTAAAAAGGCAAGATGGGTAGAACAGGAACCTCTCATTGCTAAACATGCAGTAAGTTGGACAATGTACAGTAGAGAAATACTAGGCACTAACAATATGACAAAGGCAGGCCGTACGCAACGAGATAAGATGCGTAGGGAAGTGTTAAAGACAATTGGAGTCAAACTTACTTCCAAAATGAAGAAACTTCCACAATGGTGATATAATGGCAACAAGAAAAACACAAACGCAAACGCAGACTAACATAGACCTTGACAACATATTTAAGACAGGCACAGCCCGTCCCATTGTCAAGCATACAGAAAAACCCAAGGTTAAACCTGAGGTCAAACAAGACAAGCCCAAAGTTGTAAAAGTTAACAAGGCCAGTGTTAGTAAAACATTGGCGGCCACAGGTAAGATTAGACCTACTCGGGCCATGCAGGATATGTTGGGTAAGATGTTGGACATCAAACTCGACGCCGACCTGCCGTCATATGACGCTAGTATTGAGCAACAGCCTGTAAAGACTACACAAAAGCAGACTAGTAGCATTGAGCCCCGGCCACACGAGACTCTACCCACAGTTGTAGTTAAGACTACCACATTGGCAACAACAGCAGAATACGCATTACGCAAGGCAGGCTACTTGGTACCAGACTTCCACCAAGTAGCGGCATTGCCAGGTAACATTAAAGACCAAATTAGACAGCTGGGACGTAGTGTGTTTAAGACTATGACAACGACACCTACCAACAAAATCTTTGTAGTGGCTAACTTGGCTGGTATGGGTCCTAACACAGACAGAGAAGTACAAAGTGTGGCAGATTGGGTTAGACAGCATGGCCAGGACTATGGCGATGGCAGTATTAACTTTGACAGGTCTATCCCAGGTTATGAGGCAGAGACACACATGTACACAGCCGCAGGTATTACATGGTTGTTGGTCAAGGACTTTGCAGGACAATACATTTATGCTTGGCCAGAAAAGGAAAGTGTGTTTAGAATAGCAGTTAACAAGTTATTGCAGAAGTGTGCATAATTTAGATTTTGGAGGTGCCGCCGTAATGGTATGGCAGCGGACTGTAACTCCGCCGACTTCGGTCATAACAGGTTCGATCCCTGTCACCTCCACCATTTGGTAAACTACAAGTTGACAGCTTGTGCGAGTTTTGTTATAATATATTATTGGAGTGGTAGTTCAGTTGGTTAGAATACCGGCCTGTCACGCCGGGGGTCGCGGGTTCGAGTCCCGTCCACTCCGCCAAATTTTTAATAAGGAATCAACATGTTAGCAGATAGACGAGAGTTATTAGAACATGATGTTAGAAAGCTACACGCAGAAGCTTCAGCAATGTACTTTGACATTGTAACTCATAATAAAGATGTTCACAGCGAAGAATACCAAGCACTTAAAGAAAAAATCTCTAGTTTAGAGTTCGACCTCAATGTAGTTAATAGACTGATTGCACAAGGTCAAAAATAATTTAAAGGAAATATAAAATGGCATACGATTCACGAGCAGTTAAAATCCCCAAAGCAATCAAGCGTTTTGCGGCCTATGAAACAGATCCACATAAGCGTGGAGAAATTCTACAAAGTTTTGTAAAAGTATTTGAATCCGAATTGCGTAGTAGCAAGCGCGGTCCAAAAGAAAAGTAAAGATTAAAGTTTTTTGGTAGTATGTCTCCCAGGATAACTACCCGGAGAAAAGAAAGAGACGAGAACTAACATCCGTTATCGCTTCATGCGATACCGAACAATTACTGGCTGGCGCCTTGAAAACGCCTCGTGCTTGTGTGCTCCAACCCTTGGGATATGACAGAATTGTGTCTTGCTCCTGGATATACGCAGGTCCCTGTGCCTTGTGCATTGTGACTTGTCAGGATTTTAGTTAAAGCTAATCCGCATGTTATTTGTCCAGTTGGTTACTTTCTTTCTTGACTCTGTTTTTATTTTGTTGTATAATTATTTAAAGGAAATATATGAATATCAGTCTACGTAAAGCCAGTGTATTGCAGAACAGCATCAATGATGCCGTCAAAGGCATCGACCTTAAAGGTCAAGTTAGTCTAACAGAATTCCATGATCCGGTCATGGAAATTTATAAAGCTACGACTGCCTTTAAAACTAATTTGAATCGTCGAGATTCTTTGATTAAAGCACTCTACGACATCCGTAAGCAAGTCAGTGCAGTTAACAGTCGTGTGGGCATAGATGACAAACTCACAGAGATTGCCTGTCTTGAAAAGCAAATTCAGAACTACACAGAGTTGTCTGGCTTTGCAGTTCGCGAACAAGAAGCAGTTGTGTTGGGCAAGTTGGACAAGATTAAAAATCGTAAAGAAGAAGGTCGCAGTATCTATGGTTACGAAAGCACAGTAACTACCAGTGTGTTCACCGAAGAAGACATCAAGGGCTTTAAAGTTTTTGTAAATCTAGCCAAGAAAGCCAAACAACGTCTTCAAGACGAAGTGCTGGAATTGAATGTGCGTACTGACATCAGTCTAAGTGTAGACACAGTTCAAACACTGAAGTCAGAAGAATTATTATAAATAGCATACCGCGGGGTACGTCAGTTGGTAGACTATCAGGCTCATAACCTGGAAGACGGAGGTTCGAGTCCTTCCCCCGCAACCAATTATAAACTGTGAATGTAATCTAAAGCAGAATCTAAGTTAGTAAAGTACAGCATTTCAAAGTCATTGCTAAAAATATCTTTGACAATGATATAGCAGATACCTTGCTTGCTTAGACTTACATGAAAATGTAGGCCTGCTTCGGTGACAATGTCATAGGATTGCATAGTAGTATTTAACAGAAAACCCGGTTACACTTTGACGTCTAAAGTGGGTGGGGCAGTCACCATAAAGAGTGCTAGGTTTGTAGTGCAATGACCATCTGTGCTCTGTTGTGGAGTGGCGGGAACGCATTAGGTAAGGTATAACACCTGCCCAAAAGAACAAATGTTATGGACAGAGTAACCGCTCAGTTTAGGGCTCATGTGGTGTGAGTAGCTAAACACTTTATACGTGCTTTCTGTAGTAGCTACAATGGAACACCGAAATACTTGTCAATGTCGACCATGACAAGGACCGGCCATGAAGAGTGGGGCTACCAGGAATTCAAGCGTCACAGAGAGCACCTATAAAGTCAGCGGGGTTAGTTTAATGGCAAAACAGCAGATTTCCAATCTTCGGTCGAGAGTTCGATTCTCTCACTCCGCTCCATTAATTAAAGGAAACAAATATGTCACACGGCGGCAAAGGCAGCAAGGCTCGGCCATTTAGCGTGTCCCAAAAAGAGTATGACTCTCGCTGGGACGCTATATTTGGTAGAGATTTGAAAGAAGAAAAACAAGAAGATACTAGTGTACTAGAAGCATACAATGATGAGAGATTGGTTTCTAAATTTGATAAACTAAAAGAAGAAAATTAAAATGTTACATCTAATTCAAAGTCTCAGCGATAAATTTGTCGACTTGATCAGTCAAGATCCAGTGCGTCCACACATTCCCCGGACAGAACGTGTCGGTGCAAACAAAGATATTTTTGTGACTAGAGACGAGAATGATAATGTGCAAGCAATTACCTGTGTCAGTTATCAACTAACTGTGCCTTGTTCTGAATCTGAATTATTTGAAACCTGCAATGAACCACAAGTCGCTGTATTTTATACCATTTGGAGTTATGCACCGGGCGCAGGGAAAAAATTAATCTTTAATGCAGTAAAACATATCAAAGAAAATCAAAAAACAATTAATAGATTTGTAACGTTAAGTCCAAAGACTGATATGGCTAGGAAATTCCATATTAAAAATGGAGCAATAGTTTTTAGGGATAACGCAGAATCTGTTAACTACGAATACTTAAATAACGAAGTCGACAATTAAGTAAATATATATTCGGAGTGTAGCACAGCCTGGTAGTGCGCCTGGTTTGGGACCAGGAGGTCCAAGGTTCGAATCCTTGTACTCCGACCAAGTTTAAGAGCAATTTAAATAAATATCGTTATGTCCTACAAACGAATCATCAATAATGCTCTTGCATCTAACACGCAGTACTTGCCATATGTACAACTCAGTGCCACAGCACTGGTTCTACTCTATGCATTCCTTTTACCGCAGGTTGGTCTACTGTGGTTACTAAGTGTGCTGATGTATGTGGGCATAGGCGGCCTTGGTATCAGCATTGGCTTTCATAGATTATTAACACATAAAAGTTTTAAGACCAGTAAATTCTGGGAATACTTTTGTGCCACTTGGGGAGCGTTGGCATTTACAGGCAGTGCCATTGGCTGGGTTGGTATGCACAGAGATCATCACAAATACAGTGACAAGCCAGGCGACCCACATAGTCCCATGGTCAGTGGTCCCAAGATGTTGGTAGCTGCCTATGACTATGAGCCAAACAAATGGAAAATACGACACTTGATTTTTGACAAGTATCATATCTTTATGCACAAGTGGTACTTTGGTCTGTTATTATTATGGACAATATTCTGGGCTGTTATAGATCCCGTGTTGGCCATGCACGTTGTTATTATCCCTGCGGTGTTCAGCGTATGGAGCAGTACTATCAGCAACTATACAAATCATAAGTGGGGATATAAGAATTTCCAAACCAGCGATAACAGTCGAAATCTTTGGATTAATGCAATACTAACCTTTGGTGAAGGTTGGCATAATAACCATCATGCTCGTCCTGGTAACTATGACTTTGGAAGTGGCACCAGTGGCAAGTGGTGGGAATTTGATCCTGCGGCCAGAGTCATTGAATTAATTAGACGATGATATTTGGATCCACAAGTAGAAATATAAATCTACTAACTATTTTTGTTTTTATTAACAGCATAGTTGGATTGTTTTTTGTTGATTATACATTAAGCAACATACTAATCATGTTGACAAGTTTTTATGTTTTGAACATCCTGGGAGTATGGATGACATTTCATAGATATTATAGTCATAAAAGTTTTGCACTGAACCCTGTGCTTAAATGGTTGTTCTCTGTTATTGCTTTATTAACAGGTCGCGGCAGTATTTTAGGCTGGGTCTATTTACATAGATTGCATCATGCATACAGTGACCAAGACAAAGACCCGCATAGCCCGCATAATTTAGGATATAAATTGTTTGGCTTTGGACATATGAAACAACAAGAAGGTGAAATGAAGATATTCTTGGTTAAAGAATTAATGACACCGGCCCAATTGTTTATACATAAATGGTACATGATTTTATTACTATTCGTAATTTCTATATTAGCTTTAATAGATCTACAATTATTTTATTGGGCTTGGCTAGTGCCTGCAATGCTAATACAACTTAGTACCAGCAATTTTAATTATTTTGGTCACAAATTTGGTTATCGTAATTACGAAACAAAAGACCATAGTAGAAATAATGCATGGCTTTGGCCCATTATACTAGGCGAAGCATGGCACAATAATCATCACGGCGACGCAAAGAATCCCAGCACAACATATAAATTCTGGGAAATAGATCCTTTGACATGGGTAATTAAACTAGTATGTACAAAGTAAAAGAATACAATAAATTAACCAAATCAGAACTACAACATTTTTGGGACACTATAGAATCAGAATGTCAAAAAGATACCAGTCCTGCCATGGTCAATATGCACAGCAAAACTTGGCGAAATGAAAATAATACTCTGCGCTATATATTAGAAGTAGAAAATAAATTCGATCACGGTAAATACTTTGTGTTGTTTGACGATAAATTACCAGTGGCCAGCGGCGGCGTTTACTTCAGTGAATGGACCGAAGATATTGCAATGGCAGGTATCAGAACATGGGCACATACTGAACATAGAAACAAATTATTAGTTGCCGAATACATTCTCCCTGCATGTAAGGCATGGGCAGTTAAAAACAAATGTAAATTTATTACATTGACATTTAATGATTATAATAAAAATTTAATCAAAGTATGTATTAGAACTCGTGCCGGAGAAAGTGCTACTAGAATTTCTGGCCGAACTCCGCGACGATTATTCTATAATGGCGCGACAGTACTTGACTTTCCATTAGAAATCAACTATACTAAGCAATGGCTGATATACGAAAAGTTGGACAGTGAATTTTTATTTAATTGGGAAGAATTCAAATGGCAGGACAAGATAAAGATAGTGAAGAGAAAGCTAGGTTAAACTCTAGTCCAGACCGGAATACCTTCCAACGTAATAATTATCTTGCACGTAGAATAGCAGAAGGCAAGCAAAACGATCCTAACACTATTGCTATGTTAGAATACTTTGATGAAATTCCAGACTTAATGGCTACTAAAGAAGCCCAAGACGCTTGGTGTGAAAATAACATGGAGTATGATCTACGCAGTACTACTTGGATCTGCGATAAAGTAAAAAGCGACGATGTCTACGCACAAAACTTATATGCTGCCATGTGCAACAATGACTTTCAGCGCAATGACATGTTGCCCATTCTAAAGGGCCAAACTTGGGGCTGTAGTTGGAGATATGCCGGTGGCATTGTAGCAGACATGAAAGAACAAGGTGATTACATCGACTGGTACTGTAGTGGTATTAAAAATGCTGGTCCGATAGAACAAAGTGAATGGGATATTTTAACTTTAGAAGAACAACAACGATACAAGGAAACAGAAGCCTATGTATCGGAAAGTGTAGTCACTGACGAGATTCGCAGTGACTTGAAGAAACTAGGTTGGCTAGTTTTGGAAGACAACAACGAGGATATATAATGGCTAGAATTACCAGTGAAAAGGCTGCATTGGCAGTGGGAAATAGATTTGATCTAGTGTTAATCGCTAGTCAACGTGCTCGCGAATTAAAGCGAGGCTCCGTGCCCAAAGTTTCAAGTAAAAATAGCGCGGCTGTGACAGCACTGCGTGAAATTGAAGAGGGACACATCGGTCGTGATTATTTAAAACGTATTAGATAATCAAATACATCTTCTGATGACATGAACGTCTACATAAATATTGTATGAGATCATCGGAAGATAAAGAATTACTAGTGTCTAGATTCGCTGACACGATCTATGTAGAAGAATTTCTCCAGAGTGAAGAAATCCAGTATCTAGTCGAATTGTTTAATAACTCAAACGACAAAATTTATAAGAACACAGGTCCTGTGACTTGTAATTCTATTATGAAAGATTCTATTTTAGAATCTATAGTAGAAAGACTCGTGCCTTTAATTGGCGATTTTAAGATTTATTCTGCGTCATTTTTTAATGTAAAGTTTCCGCATATCATACACAATGATGATAAGAAGTCATTTCCTTTGACTTATAAAGCAATTACACTGCCATTGAAATTAGAGTATTCTGCGGAAACTACAGATACAGAATTACCCAGCCTGTGTATCTTTGATCAGTATTACTTGGAAGGCCCAAGTAAATTTTTTAATGGCGACAATAATATTCCCACATATTATAATCAACAAATCTACGAATACTCACAAGTACAAAACAAATCCTTGACCGGTATCAGTGCAACTGACATGCAGAAATATCTAACTCATATAAAACCAAATTGGTTGCATGGACTTAGTCTAAATTCAATTCATATATGGAAGCCAGGGTCTGCAATTATATTCGATGCATTAAAGCTTCATTGTGCCAGCGACTTCAGGCAGCACAGCATTGTCAGCAAACTGGGTATCAGTATTTTTACATACACTGATTAATTTTACAAAAATAAAATTTTACTGTCATTGACATTTTTCACGGCATCTTCGTAATCCTGGAATACTTGTATGTTGGTAAGGTCGAATAAAAGACTTGTTCTTTTACCCACATAATTATCCACTGCATGTATAGCTGAATTGTTAATTAGATACCATTTGTTAAGATCAAATCTATATCGATTTGTTTCTGTCAATTCACTTTTTTCAAACATTCTAGCAGCCACAGCATTGTTGGCATCCTTTTGTTTGTAAAATACAGTGTCAGCCGCGCCTTCGACTACATAGATTATACTCATTTTTCTAAAGGTATCAGTGTGCGGTGGCAGTTCATCGACACTTCGTTGCAACGTAATATGTTTTAAAAATTTTCTATTAATTTCATGACCACAAAAAATCTCATCAAGGAAATTCATATGTTCGGGCCATTTCTGCAATTGATATGATCCAGGCATTTCAACTACAAAATCATCCTGCATCATGCTTTTGCCCTGTTCTATTCTTTTGAACTTTTTTCCATAATTCTTGTACTGTTCGTAATGCTTGATTATTTTTTCAGAGATTTCTTGTCCCAATGACGGCCAGGTTAACTCAATGGCATTATTCATATAAATCAATGTCCGTGTTTGAGATTTGCAATCAATTTAGATACATTATCAGTGGTAAATGGTACGTTGATGATTAGATGTATGCTGTCATCGACCCAACTGATTGTTCTATGTGTTCGTCTAGTGTTAATATAATAAGCACGACCTTCTTCAATTTGCAGTTTAGTGTCTTGTCCAATTATCCAATCATATTGATAGGTCTTGCAATTTTTTAAAAATACAGCTATTCTAAATGTCTCTCTGGGTAATTCGGGATGGTCTCGATGTGGAGGGAAATAGCCTCCCATGTTGCTTTTTACTAAAAACGTTCTGCCCAATGGGGAGAATGTATCCAGCAAAGGATGCAGACAGGGACAATTTTTATACACTGCCGTAGGATGAGAAAATTCTCGTTCAAATACTTTTCTGTCGGCTGCATAACTAGCCTGTGCTTGGCTGGGATTATCTTGATGTGTTTTTTCGGGAAGATTAGTAACGGCTAATCCTTTCCGGTTATTCGATCTATCTGATCTCGGTAGATAATCTACCCAATCATTGTCAAATTTAGAAATTTCACTGTTGAATTTATTAGTACTAATAAAAAAGTCCAGTGGTTCAAAATCTCCCAGTGTTAATAAGGACAGTTCATCAGAGATTGTTTCTTGATTGACCTTTGTACTGTCATATTGCGGCGGCCTTTTGACATTGTGTTTTTTGCCTACTATAATATTTTCATTCATATTATAATTTATTGTCGCTGTTCTTAAAAACATCATAATAGAATCAGGAAACTATGTTTTCAAAATCTAATAAAAATATTCTAAGACACATGAAGAAATACACTTTCTTGAATAAGTAAGTGTATGCACAAAGAATTTAAATCAGCTTATCCCAAATTTAATAAACTGCGTGGGCAGTTGATGAATTTAGCGTCTGAAGTTGGAAACTGGGAAACAAATCTAGACAGCCAAATAGCAATTCAAACCGATGACCCCGGTACAGACAATTGGTATGCTGGTATTGGCAATGCCAAAGGCAAAGATAGATTTTGGGAACATTCATTCTGTCATTTGCAGCCTAGTCTAAAAGGCACTCCTGTAGATGAATATCTACAATGGTTAGATATTTCAGTATATCGTGCTAGAATTATGCTGTCTCGAGGAAAAAGTTCTTATAGTGTACACCGAGACTTTAGTCCTAGACTGCATTTACCATTGAAAACAAATACACAATGTAATTTTTTAATTACAGATCCATTGACATTTTTTCATTTGCCCGCAGACGGAACAACAACTTGGGTAGATACAAGAAATTTTCATACTTTTTTAAATGGCAGCGATGAATATAGATTTCATCTAGTGATGATAGTAAAGGAATAATATGATTACAATTACAGGTAATGTAGACAATAAAGTTGCAAATATATTGCAAGAAGAGGGTAATCCTAATATTAGCCTTAGGGTGTTTGTACAAGGTGGAGGCTGTAGTGGTATGCAATACGGTTTTACTCTAGAAACCGAACAGAATGAAGATGACTTTGTTATAGAACAACAGGGCGTCAAGTATCTCGTTGACGCAATGAGTATGCAGTACTTACAAGGTGCAACCATCGATTACAAAGAAGACATTGAAGGTTCAAACTTTGTAATTCAAAATCCCAATGCAGAAACTAGCTGTGGTTGCGGAAGTAGCTTTGGCGTATGATGGTCAGTAAAATCACTGAAGCAGTGATCTACGAAAGTCCGGATGGCGGAGAAACAATCTACGTCAGGGAATCAGGAAACAGTCAACGACAACTTCACGTACAAAGTCCGCGAGCAGTTAATCTTCATGAACAACTAAAAGAAGATAAACTTTGGGGCGATATTCGCAGAACTGCCAAAACCAATCCTGCATTAAAACACGCATTAGACGAAGCTGTTCTAATCTACACTTTATCAAAATAATTGACATAAAATCTCTATTGTAGTATAATATATCATTATCACTGGAGTAATCTATGAGTATGCATCTACATCACCCTAGCCTTAGCTATAATGGCAAGAAAAAGGGCAAGGTAAAGTTTGCCAGTGCGGCGGCAAAACACAAGGCGGAACAATTGGACAAAGAATGGAAAGAATTACAGGCCAAATGGGGACTAGACGCAGAAGAAAAAAAGCGTCGACGTGCAATGAGTGCCGCTCCTTTGGATTATAAACTGTCTGCGCCTGCGGGCAGGGAAACGCAAAAGATTGCCAGTCGTGACACTGGACAAAGTGGTGTAGGAACTTATAAAGCATCACCGCAATACACTGGTACAAAAGTTTTAGGAATCGGCACAATGCATAAATCAAATGCTGTTCCAATTTTCAGTGACGAAGAAGCCATAGCAATTTCAACAATGCGCCGATAAATAAAGTAAAAGGAAATATAAATGACTTATGTCGTAACAGAAAATTGTATTAAGTGCAAACACACCGATTGCGTGACCGTTTGTCCAGTGGATTGCTTCTATGAAGGACCAAACTTTCTAGTAATTAATCCCGACGAATGTATTGATTGTGCAGTATGTGTACCGGAATGTCCCATTGATGCGATTTATGCTGACACTGATCTGCCAGAAGATCAAAAAGTTTTTATAGAATGGAACAAAGAATTAAGTAAATCTTGGAAAAGAATTACTAAACAAAAACCAGCCCTACCTGATCACGAGGCATGGAATGGTAAACCAAATAAACGTGATTTACTAGAAAGGTAATTAAAATGGAATACGCAGTTTATAGAAGTGCCAGTGAAATTAACTCAGCCATGGGCCGTGTCTATGGACACATGAGTTTGGCTGTTATTATATCGATGTTTGTAAGTTATTTTGTGGGTTCGAGCCCTGAACTATTGCAGTTCTTCTTTACGGGTGTACTGAAATGGATTGTAATTTTTGCACCATTGGTGGCAATCTTTGCAATTAGTTTTGCCATGGAAAAGGCAAACAAGCAGGGTGCTCAACTCATGCTCTACAGTTTTTCAGCATTAATGGGTTTAAGTTTTGCTACAATCTTTGCAGTGTTTACCATGGGCAGTATCGTAAGTGCATTCATGGGAGCGGCAATTTTGTTTGGGGTAATGAGCGCATATGGATACTTTACAAAACGTAGTTTAGACAGCATGGGACAGTTTATGTTCATTGGTTTAATTGCCATTGTCATTGCCAGCATTGTTAATATCTTTATTGGCAGCACAGTTTTGCAAACAGTTATTAGTGCATTGGCAATTATTATCTTTCTAGGATTAACTGCCTATGACACACAAAAGATTCGAGAAGAAGTTAGTTACGAAACTAACGGAGTTGCTGAAGTGCGTGGTGCGCTAACGTTGTATATGGATTTCATTAACTTGTTTCTTAATTTATTAAATTTATTTGGAGATAGAAAATGACATTAGCACTGAAAAAAGGACAGACTGTAGATCTAGGGGTTGTATATAGAATTAACCCAAGTGGGCTTCATGAAAGCGTGAGTATCAAAGATTTGTTCGAAGGTAAAAGATTATTGGTATTCATGGGACCGGCACCATTTAGTAAACTTGATACTAAACAAGCCATTGACTATGAAAGTGCCAGTACTAAAATTCTTTCACATGGTATAGACGGAATCATTGGACTTTATGTGCAAGATGCGTTTGTAATGAAAAAATTCCAAGAACATGTTGAAGAAGTTGCCAAAACATCCAATGTTCAATTTTATGGCGACGGTGATGGTTTCTTCGTTAAAGCAAACAATTTATCACATGACTTTACCTTCGAAGGACTGAGTACAAGATCCGGACGGTGGGCGTTTGTAATCGACAATGGTGTAATTGAATATGTCACTGTTGACGATTTTTCTTTACTGGAAACAACCAGCGCAGATAGCATGTTACAGCATCTAAATGAAGCCTAAGTTTCAAAAATTATATAACAACATCGCCCACGAAGTAGCCAAAATGAGTCATGCTCGTAGGCTACAAGTGGGTGCAGTTATTGTTAAAGACGATAGAGTTATTAGTATGGGCTACAACGGTATGCCCGCAGGTTGGGATAACAACTGTGAAAGTGAAGAAACAGAATTCAATCTTGTTACCAAAACTAGAACAGGCACAGGTAAACTAACAACAAGACCAGAGGTATTACATGCAGAATCAAATGCTATTGCAAAATTGGCGAAGTCTAATGACAGTGGTGATGGCGCTGACATATTTGTTACTCACGCTCCTTGTATGGAATGTGCCAAACTTATTTTTCAGTCAGGTATTAGTAGTGTGTATTATAGCCAAGACTATAGAGATGATGCGGGAATCAAATTCCTTAAAATCAGTGGAGTAGAGGTAATTAAACATGACGAATAAATGGACAATTACACTGGAAGAAGCAGAAGACGGCAGCGGTGACTTGGTTATGCCACTGCCGCAGGATCTACTCGACGGAGCAGGCTGGCAGGAAGGCGACACGCTTAACTGGACAGATCTGGGCAACGGTTCTTGGAGTTTGACAAAACAAGTGCCCGATGTTACAATAGAAGAAGAGGAAGCATGGCGCGACCTCGAACGTAAACAACCAAAGGCTTGACATGGCAGACATTATGGTGGACATCGAAACCCTTGCCACCACTCCTAATTCGGTGGTAATTACCATAGGGGCAATTCGCTTTGATCCTTTTGCCGACGACCGTGACAGCTACGAAGGCGATGAAATACTAATGGATACATTTTATCGTAGAATTGATCCTGAGAGTTTTACTTGGCCCAGTGCTCACATCGACGACAACACACTAGCTTGGTGGGCAAAGCAAAAACCAGAAGTACAACACGAAGCATTTACAGACGATGATAGACATCCTATTCAAGAAGTCATGCTAGACTTTCATCGTTGGTGCGGCGGCTATCAAAATATGTGGGCCAATGGTCCTGCATTTGATATTGTCATATTAGAGGAGGTGTGCAAGCAACTTAAACGAGGTGCGCCTTGGCAGTATTGGCAAGTAAAAGATACTAGAACAGTGTATGGTTTGGTTGAACACGAACGTCCCAATCCTAGACTGCATCATGCCGCTTGGGACTGTTGGAGTCAAATTGTCGCACTACAAAGTTGTTTTAGAAACTTAAATATAACAAAATATCCAGAGAGAAAATAATGGAAACAAGCGGAAAAGATACACTGAGTTGGTTACATGGCTTAGAAGACTTTTTAAAATTTACAGACAGAGATGACGCAGTAGAATATGTGCATCATTATCTAAACTTAAATTATTCAGATGACCCGCTGAATACTGTTAAAAAATTAATAGTCTCTGCCAAGGAAAAAGTCAGCGAAGAAGATTTCCCAAAAGTATTAACATTTGTACTAAAAGCATTTAAAGCAATTTCAACTGATAGTGACGAAAATATTGATGTTGACGAATGGGCTAAAATAGCTAAAATTATGTTCCCAGATGAGAAGATATTTTTTCAACTGCATAGATATTTTAGGCACGAACAAAGTAGTTCAGATGTTATATCAGATGCATTTAGTCGCGGACAAATACAAAGTAAACTCTGGCTTGCAGAAGAACTATATAAGATAAAAACTAATCACGAACACGTATTGGTACTGGCAGGCTGGTTGGGGCAATTTAAATCAATATATGTTAAAAAATTAACCTATAGCAAAATGAGATTTGTAGACATGGATCGTCTAAGTTGCGAAATCGGTGATAGTGTTTTTAACTTATACGATTTAGAAAACTATAAAGTCAAAAGTGCATGTGCAGATATTAACAATATGACATTGCACAAAAATGGCTATGAATTAGATTTAGAAAATTTCACAAACGGTAAAGTTCTTAAAGAAAAATTCTTACCAGACCTTATAATTAATACCAGTGCAGAACACATGGATGATACTTGGTTTAATCAAATTAGATTTAAAGAATTCGAAAACAATCCCATTGTTGCTATTCAAAGCAACAATTTATTCGATATACCCGAGCACATTAATTGTGTGCATGGCATCGATCATATGAAGAAGAAGTTTCCAATGAAAGAAATTTTATTCGAAGGCGAACTTCAATTAAAAGGGTACAAAAGAGTCATGCTAATCGGCAGACCTTAATGCAATCTCAGCGGCCTTGGCGTCATTCCCGCTTTACAAACTCTGCCGTCTATGCTATAATACAACATAGGAGAAAACATGGCAAAATATTATTCAACAAAACACTATGGACATAACATTGGTCTAAGTGCCGTATTTAGACAACCCAATGCAGATCACAGTCACTGTCATCTGTTGCATGGTTACAGTCTAGCGTTTACATTTACGTTTGGCTGTGATACATTAGACAACAAAAACTGGGCAGTGGACTTTGGTGGCCTTAAACAGCTCAAAGCATGGCTGGAAGATCATTTTGATCACAAGGTAGCATTAGATAAATCTGATCCGCATCTGGCCAAGTTTCAAGAACTAGAAGCACTGGATCTAGCAGAGATTAGAATATTTGATGGGGTGGGTGCAGAGAAGTTTGCAGAACACGCTTTTAATTTTGCTGACGCACTGATCCGTGAAAAGACCAACAATCGTTGCTATTGTGTTAGGGTAGAATGTGCAGAGCACGGTGCTAACAGTGCTACCTACGAAGGTTAAGGAATTGGACACAAGAATATGAACAAACCAATGAAAGACATTGACCGCATGGGTGATGCCATGGTGGCTGTGTTTCACAAACTGGCCCTTTTTGGTATTGGCGCCGCCACAGTATGGGCCGCAGGTTGGACCTTTGTGGAACTATTTGCCAAGCATCATGCCAGTGTAACTGATTTACTCTTGATGTTTATCTATTTAGAAATCGGTGCTATGGTAGGTATCTACTTTAGAACTAATCACATGCCTGTGCGTTTTCTGCTGTATATTGCTATTACAGCGTTGACTAGACACATGGTGGATATCATGAGTCACTTACCTATTCGGATAGATGAAATGATAGCAGTAGCCGGCAGCACATTTGTAATAGCAGTGAGTGTGATGATTGTGAGATACACCAGTGCTCGATTTCCTAGTGATAAAAAGGAAGAAGAAGTATGAATAGTCTAGAACGTATCTGGGCCAGGGCAACTGGTCATCTAATGGGCGAGTCTGATCATGATCGCCCGGATGTGCCAATCCTTACACTACGTGAAGCAAGACTTGCACTGTTCTTAAAAACGTTTTGGGTAGTGATCCACGTCGTTACCTGCTTGTTCATTATAGCAAATACTATTCGTCATTGGTAACACAATGCGGACATTCACAGTCGGGACAGGTATCACAGTCACAGCCTGTGCCGCAATGATGTTTACAACTACAGGCTAGACATTTACAAGCGGAGGTATACCGCTTGTAAGAATCATAGTCGTCCATGTACTGTTCCATTATAGGTCTGCTTCGAATAACTCGATACATTCATTCCAGTGATGAATACGATCAGCTAGACCCAGTGTACCGCCATTGATGCGTTTAGATAATAAAACTACGTCGCCTTTGTCGCAGATATCGTTTAAACGATTCTTGTGCCAGAACCAGCAGGCACTTAGAACTGCGTATTCTGGTTCACAGACTAGATCTGGATTTTGTACCAGGCAGTCATCACCAAACAAGTCTTTACTACATTGTGTGTAATTTGCACGACCTGTGAGTTGAACTAGACCACGACCGCGGAATTTAAATCCGTCGCCACTGGCTTCGTTGCCGTTGCCCATGCGGTTAGCATAGACTCTGTTGGCAATCATTTCTGGTTTTCTTGCGTAGGGTTTAGCTGTGTTTAAATCTGGAAAGTATTTTTTAAATGTTCCTACTAGACCCTTGTCACTGTAGTTTAAGTTTTCTACTAATGCTGTAAAGTCTGCGCTTTCGTGTTGACATTGACTGATAAAACCAGCAACACGGGCCGGCGTAACAATGGCAAATTGTGGTAGTTGATTGCATAAACCCTCGTACCACTCGTTGGGGTTTTTATTTTTCTTAATGCATTTTGCCAGCATCTCGGCAGTGAATTCAAAGGTAAAGTCCATGATTGTCTCCTATATGAATATTTACCTTTTCACAATCAAACTAAATTTATGTCAAGTCGACTCGTTTAACTATGTCTTCAAATGCAGGTCGAGGGTATACTTTTTCTACATTAAGTGGAGAAAACGGAATTCGTTTAAAACGGTCGATTCTAGGGTCAAAATAATTATGCCAAGTTTGTTGATCTTTACCGTAGCCCACTCCCATGATAAATCTAAAATCTAATGCTCGAGGATCGTTATCTATTTTAAAAATTTCACTTGCTCTATCAAAATTGTGATCGATATTTTGACACATACCCGTTTGTATTCCTTTATTGGCTAATGCAAGCATTATATAAGCAGAGAATATTCCAATTTCTATATTTTCTGTTCGTGTCTGTCCACCAGCGATGTCATTGGTTCTACGTTTTCCTGCTCCAAAGCCATTGAGCTTTCCACGATTTGATTCGGTTTCGTAGCGTACTTCCAAGTCACCAACCCATCTAGCACTAAAACCCAGTAACCAAGGTGCAAGTACTTGTGGATTTCCAGGATCTTCTTCCATGGTCAAATGACCGTTTCGTTGACATATGGTCATTATTTCTTTTCTAATAGCAGGGTCATTATTTCTTAACAAGTGTACTTGATATGGAAATTGCAGATTCTTACTTGGAATATGCTGATATACTTCTTGTAATGCCGACAATATTGTACTTTCTTCGGGTACAGTATCGTCCCAAGCAAATGTTGTATGCCTGGCTGTTATTAATGGGATCCAATCCATGAAAGCTCCTTGTTAACAATATTTACCTAAAATCAATAACTAAACTCAAAATTAAATAAATAGTACTATAATTTGGGAGTACGATATGAGTTGGTTTAATAGACGTCCACATATTAAAGAGCCTGAAAAGACACACGCACACAGAACCACTAGTCCTATACTAGAGGAAAACAAAAAGAAGGCCGCTGAGGCTGGACCAAATTCAAAGCCTAAAAAGGCTAAAAAGGAATAATCATGGGATTTTTTAAAAGTGTAGGTAAAGCATTTAAATCTGCTGGTAATACAGTAACAAACACAGTAACTAGTACAGTTAATACCGTAAGTAATACAGGCAGTAATGTAATTAATACTGTAATCAAAGAAACACCTAAAGCAATTAATGTAGCTGGACAACAGATTACTGATGGTGCAGGTAAGCTAACTAGTCAAGCTGAACAGCTTGCAAGAAACTCAATCAACACAGTTCACGGTATCGGAGTTAGTGCCGCTGGACAAGCTAAAATTGGTTATGCTCGTCATGGTGCATGGACAGCTGGCGTAGCCGAAGCTGCTCTTAATGACATGGATGCTGGTGGTAAGTTAGCCATTAGAGCCATGGAACAAGGCGCCCGAGCAGGTGTTTATGGTGTTGCTCGTGGTGGTGAACTTCTTGCCGAATGGGTGCAAGCAAATTACTGCCAAATCGGTGTCAGTATTGCATTAGGTACAGTATTTGCGGCATTACTATACCGTCCAGAACCAAGCAGTCAAGCAACTACAGTGGCCGCAACTGCCCCACTGAGCTCAACAGCTATTTTGTATTTGGCAGCTAAAGAAACAGTAGGTGCTGTAGCATTAGGCACAGCCTGTGATTTAACAGCACAAGCATTTGTAGAATTAATTTGGATGGCTCCAGATGTACGTAAAGCAATTGGCGAAGCTAATAAGAAAATCTTAACTGATGCTATTGCTTTTACATTGTGTAAGTCATTTGATGTAGCCGCAGGTGCTATGATCGTTCCACAAAGTTGTGCGGCAGTTGTTGCAGGTGTTGTAACAACATTAGTAGCACAGTTAGCCTGTGAGCAGACATTACCAAATGGTGCTCGTGAGTGGGCTACAATGGGCGCAAGTGGACTATAAAAGGAAAAATAATCATGAAACCATTTAGTAAAAAACCAGCAGCCGGCAGTAAGCCAACGATCGGCGGCGACAGTGTTAAACCAACTACTAAACCAGAGAATAAACTGGAAGTAGGATTCAGTACAGGCGGTGGTCAAATCACTGCTGAACAAACAGAAAAAGTAGGTATAGCTGGTGGAGTATCTACTAGCACAACAGTGGGCGGTGTAGATATAACAGCACAAGCCGGCGGCGAAATGCATGCCAGCGCAGGCGCCCAAGTAACTGGTACGTATGCTGCCGCAACTGCTGAAGTTGGTGCAAGTGCTGGTGCAAGTGTAGTATCAACTAAACAAGTTGGTGGTGCAACATTGACAAATGAAACAGCCGTGGGTGCTCAAGTAAATGCCAGTGGCAACGCCAGTGGTGGTTGGGATGGTCGTAATGCCAGCGCAACAGCAGAAGTTCAAGGCGGAGCCAGTGTAAGTGCTAGTTCAACCAACAGCGTGTCAGGTGGTGGTGTAACATATACCAATGAAGCACATGCAGGTGCCTCTGCAGAACTTTATGCAGGCGGAACTGTTCAAGCTGGCAAAGATGGTGCCAGTGGCAAAGCAGGTGCTGAAGTTGGCGCCAGTGTAGGCGTTGGTGGAAGTCATGGCATATATGATAAAAATGGCAACGGAATACAATCTGGTGCTGAAGTCAGTGTTGGAGCACAAGCAGGTGCTGTAGTTGAAGCCGGCGCAACAATGAACAATGGTGTTGTCACTCTTGGTGGCACAGGTGAAGTTGCGCTAATTGGAGGTGTTGAGTTTAATGCCAGCGTCAGCGTTGACACTAAGCCAGCACAAAAAGGTATCAAGAACGTAGTCAAAGACGCAACCAAAGTAGCCCTAAAGATAGCTAACGACAAAGTAACTACTGAAGCGGCAAAGATCCTTGCTGGAGATCCAGTTGCCATTGCTCAAAATCAAGCTAACCTAGAACGTATTGCTAAAGAACAAGCCGCTGCCGCCAAGGCAGAAGCTGACCGTGTTGCCGCAGTGGCCAAGGCAGAAGCTGACCGTGTTGCCGCAGTGGCCAAAGCAGAAGCTGAACGTGTAGCCGCTGAAGCCGCACGTATTGCTCAAGAACAGGCTGCTGCCGCACAGCGTGAAGCAGAACGTGTTGCCGCAGCCGCAGCCGCTGAAGCTCAGAGAGTGGCAGATGCCGCTAAGAGCACAGCTAATACTGTAGCTGACGGTGCTAAAAAAGTAGGTAGTACTATTAGTAGCGGTGCTAAGAAGTTCTTCAGTGACAGCAGACTAAAAGAGAATGTTGTTAAAGTCGGCGAAGTTCATGGCATTAATGTCTACAATTACAACTACCTAGGTAGCGCAGTAGTTCAACGTGGCGTAATGGCACAAGAGCTATTGGGCACAGATTACGCTGATGCAGTTGAAATGCAAGACAATGGTTTCTACAAAGTAGACTACGACTTATTACCTGAGTTACACTAATGACTGAAGTAGTTACGCTGACCAAATGTGAATATCTTGTTGGGGAACTTGAAGAAGATCTCCAGCCTCTGGTTGACATGGTCATGCGTAACTACGATCAAGGTCGTAACATGGCCCAAGACCCAGAAGATATTAGAGCAGAGGATATTAGAATAGAATTCACTCCACAGGTTCAACGCATAGTAAAAACATTATGCGATGAATGGAAAACAGCATTTGGACAAGAAATAGAATCATGCTGGCAAGAAAAGCCAGGGCAAGATCCTAACCAAGCCTTTTGGGCAGTGGTTCACGAACGTAATGAATCTACCAATCTTCACAGTCATGAGTCAGCGCACGATTATGAACACGGCGCACATGTCAGTGCGGCATTTTGGATTCAAGTCCCACAAGATAGCGGAGACTTTGTGTTTCAATATCATAAAAATCCTTACTTGCTTATGCAACAAACAATTAAAGCACAGGCAGGTAAGTTTTTAATGTTTGACAGCACGATGCCACATCATGTTACTAAAAATCGCAGCGATGGATTACGCATTGTTATTAGTATGAATTTTAAATTTAAAGAGGAAGAATAATGGAAAAAAGTCAACTATTGTTGTTCGCTCAAATAGCAAATATAACATACGATGTTCCTGACATTGCTAAACCCAAATTTAACACATTAGGATACACTATTGTCGATTTTTTCGACATTGACAATGCACAGGCATACTTACTCAAGGGCATTGATGGCATTCACGTTTTAAGTTTCAGAGGCACTGAGGTCACTGAGTCATCAGACATCTTGGCTGACTTGCAGTTTGGTAAAAACATTGAAGCCATTGGTGGCAAAATTCACGTGGGTTTTAAAACTGAAATCAACAAGTTGTGGCCCACATTAGAAAAAGCTGTTGCTGGCATTGACAGTCTATATGTCACTGGACACAGTTTGGGTGCCGCAATGGCCACCATTGCCGCAGGCAGAATGCAGTCCAAGGTGCTAGCACTGGTAACGTTTGGATCACCAAAAGTGGGTAACAAGGAATATGTCAACTGTTTAACAGTTACACATTACAGAGTACAAAACAACTGCGACGCTGTTACCAAGGTTCCGTTTAGTTTGATGGGATTTACACATCACGGAACTCACGTATACATGGATTATCACGGTGAGTTTAAAAACCTAACACCGTGGCAGCAGGTAAAAGACATGGCTCGTAGTAGAGCAAAAGCATTGGCCAAGTGGCAGAAATTCCTTGGCGCATATGATCACTTGATGGCAAACTATATTGCCAAATTAGAAAAAACAGGAGAAAAATAAAATGGCTTTAATTGATTCAGTATTAAACTTAGTAAACAAAACACCAAAGGATCCGGATGCTCCAAAGCCTCCAGTGGGATCACGCAGTGAACGTGAAGCTAAATTAAAAGACAAAGCAGGTATGGTTATTAGCATATTTGCATTGTTACTAGCAGTCAATGCATGGTACGGTGGCAAGTTAGGCAGCACAGTGTTAAACAATACACTGGGTGCTAATAACACATGGGCACAATATCAAGCTAAGGCAGGTCGCGGTGTCACTTACGAAATTGCCGCAAAGACCGCAACTGATCCAAAACTACGTGCAGAATTTCAAGCTGAAAAAGAACGCATGGATGCAGACAAGAAAGAACTTGCTGTTAAAGCAAGAGAAATGGAAGCAGTTCGTGAAGAAGCTAAAAAATCTAGTCCATGGATTGGTTATGCAAGCACAGCCTATCAGTTGGCAATCGTTGTATTGTCAGCAAGTATTTTAGCAGTTAGTGTAGCTATGTTTTGGGGTAGCTTCTTTGTTGCAGGTGTTGGCATGCTATTAAGTGCCCAGGGTCTGTGGTTGTGGATGTAATAAAAAATACATTATATTAAACATAAATATAACATTATGAAAAAACTAATCACCCTACTATTCGTACTGGTTTCCTCACTAGTCCAGGCACAGATGCCAGGTTCCACAGTACCCCTATCCGCAGATATTGCCGCAATCAAGAAAGCCAACGTTCTTGTCGTAGCAATGACCAAAAAAGATGTTCCTCCTTTCTTCTCTGGAGAAGGCGATAATATTCGAGGTCTTGACGTTGAGATTGCTCAACGAATTGGTGTCCTACTTGGAGTGCCAGTACAGTTCAGACGCGATGCAGAAAGTTTTGCTGAAGTTGTTGAACAAGTTAGAGAAGGCAAAGCTGACATTGCTGTTAGTAAATTATCCGTAACTGGTCCACGTTTACAAGTTGTTAGATTCAGTGATCCTTATATTAAACTAAGACAAAGTTTGGTTATTAATCGTTTATGGTTAAGTCAAAACAGTCAGGGCAAAGAAGTTTATCAAGTGATTAGAAATTTTAATGGTAAGATTAGTTTTATTCGCAACTCAAGTTATGATACATTTGCTCGTATCAATTTCCCTAACGCTGTATTCCTTCCTGAAGATAAATGGGATGTAATCATTGACAAAGTCACACGTGGCGATATTGCTGCCGCTTACCGTGATGAATTTGAAATCAAGAAAATTTCTTTTGAAAAGCCAGACGCCGCAATTAGCACTAAGACCATTACAATCTCGGACAGCGTAGATAACATTGCCGTTGCAGTAAATCCAAAAGCAATTCAATTGTTAAGCGTTGTTAATCACGTCATTAAAAATGAATACAATAACATTGACACTAAAAAGTTAATGGATAGATACAAAGCAGAAAAGAAATAAGGACTTAACATGACAACAGCACATTTAAAAAGTTTCCTGACTAGTCCTTGGACTATTTTAGGATCAATCATCGTAGGTATTTTAAGCGGAGTGTATGCTCCTGAGTTCAGCATAGGCCTTGACAGTATTGGCAGCATCTATATTAGTTTGTTGAAGGTAGTTGTACTGCCATTCTTGTTAGCAACTATTCTAGTTGGTATCATTGGCTTACTACAAAAAGAAGGCAGTCAAACTTTAATTCGCAGAATTATTATTGGTTTTGTCAGCAGTATGTTTATTGCCGCAGTTATTGGAGTAGGTACAGTTGTTATCACAGGCAGTGAAATGACTCCTGAAAAGAAAACACAACTTGGTGTTTTAGTCAATGACAAAGACAGTGGCACTGATTTGAACATCACTCTTAAAGAACCAATGCCAGTGGCAGCAGAAGTTAGTGCTGGTAAAATGGCAGAAAAGTTTATCCCAGAAAACATTTTCAACACATTAAACAATGGTGAGAGTTTAAAGATCGTTATCTTCTGTTTAATCTTTGGTGTAGCATTAGGACACTTAAAAACCGAGGGTCAACGTATGTTGGTTGAAGTTCTAAAGAGCGTTCAACAAGCAAGTATTAGTATTTTTAAATTCCTAAATTACTTCCTACCAATTGCACTATTAGCCATGATTTCATCACAGGTGGGTAAAGTTGGCGTTGGTATTTTTATGACTATGTTTGACTTTGTATTCCAACAAGCAATTGGTGGATTCTTAGTGATTGCTCTAGGTACAGTAGTAATTTGGATGCGTAGTGGATTGAGCCTTGCCACTGTTATCCGTGAAACTAAAGAAACATTAATTGTTGCTGTGAGTTCACGTAGTAGTCTAGCTTGTATCCCATATGCACAAGAAGCACTACACAAGTTGAAGTTCGACAAAGGTGGAGTTGAACTAACTGTTCCACTAAGTTTCACTGTTAACCGTATTGGTAGTATTGTTTACTATGCTATTGCCACAGTGTTTATTGCCAACATCTATGATGCACCATTAGGCTTGACAGGACTAGCAGTTGTATTGTTTGGTAGCATTTTAGCAGGATTAGCAAGTGCAGGTACAACAGGTATCTTAACGGTGGCCACAGTAGCAGTTGTCTGTGACTTGTTAAAACTACCCAGCGAAGCTGTATTAGTATTATTGATTGCAGTTGATCCACTAATGGACATGATTCGCACAGCAAGTCACGTACATGGAAATGTCGCAGTAACAGCATTCGTCTGTGACAAAGAACAAGAAGATGGACAAACTTAAAGACTTTCTTTTAAGTTTATTGACATACATAGGCGAAAGTCCATTTCGCCTATTTACTGTTGTGTTCCTGTGTATATTAGGATTCGGTGGCTGGATTGTTTATTCTGAAAAGGATAACTTCATGGCCAGCTACCGTGCTCAGCAGGCATTGCCCAAGATGAATGGTCAGTATGAAGAAGCATATAATTTCTTGTTGAAGCACACAGACATAGAACTTGTGTCTATCATGGAAGTCAACACATTAATAAACACAAGAAAAATTGTGTTCTTGGCCACACGCAATGGCGGAAAGATTAAAGAACACAATGGATTAGACGTTGGGCTGTTTAGTAAAAACTATGACAACAACAATGATGTCATAGGACTAATGTCCGGTAAAATTCCTTGTAGTCCATATCTTAAGCCGCAGAGTCTCATTGGCTTTACTTATAAAGAAGCTGGTGTAAATTATATGTGTCGTATTAGTGTACCAGCAGAGCCTGGTGTATTCATAGGACAAATCAGTGTAGGTTGGAAAGAACAGCCCAGTGATGTAGAAGCGGCACAAACAGCATTAATCATTGCTTCTGCGTTATTATTTAAAAAATGAGACTTCCTACTGTCATAGCTGTTGGCATTTTGATAATCATTGTATTTTTTATACTATGAAACGCCTAGGCATACTTGGTGGAATGGGGCCGGCTGCATCTGCAGAGTTTGTTAATAGACTAATTAAAAAAACTCCCGCAACCTGCGATCAAGAACATATTCCATTTGTTCTTTGGAATGAACCTCGAATACCAGATCGTAGTACCAGTATACGATCTGGAGATAATTTGCCATTGCATTGGTTACAAGGTGGTGTTAGAGGATTGATGAATGCAGGATGTAGTTATATTGTCATACCTTGTAACTCGGCACACTTCTGGTACTCACAGCTTTCTGAGATAAGTGTACCTATTTTACACATTGTAGATAGCGTTGCAGAAGAATTAAAAAGTTTAAATCTTTCAGGTAAAAATATAGGTATCTTAGGTACGCAAGGCACAATAGAATCTGGGTTATATCAAACTAGATTAAATGATCAGGGATGGAATTGCATCGTCCCATCTAAAGAAGAAATGTCGACATTGGTGCAACCTGCTATTAATTTGATTAAAAGCGGCGAACTTGAACAGTCACATCCAATGTTTATGTCTGTGGTAGATAGTTTGATAGCACGTGGTGCTCAAGCAGTGGTATTGGGTTGTACTGAAATACCATTGGCAGTCAAGGAAGACAACCATAATGGTATTCCATTAATCAACAGTATAGACAGCTTGGTCAAAGCGGCCATTAAAGAAAGAAGTAGGCCTTAAAAGTTATTTGTTGGCCAATGGATTGTCGATGGCTTTTTGTATCTTACTATCAACTTCTCTTTTCAGCGTTTCGACTTCACGATTAATTTCTCTACGTGCCGCAGTAAATTCACTGTTGATTTCTTTACGAGTTGATTCCATGTCCCTGCGAATAGCATTGGCTTCATTTCTTGCTCGCTCTAGATCTTCACGAACTGCTTTACGCATGTCACGCATTTCACTTTCAGTTTCACGCTGTGCAGTTTTCACACTGCGCTCTACCTGTTCTGTAACTGTTTCGTTGCGACGAATGTCATTCTTCAAGTCAGTTTTAATGTCACGTGTATAGTCAGCACCCTTTTGACTGTTTTCTTCTATGACTGCTAGTCGCTTGTCAAAACCACTTAGGTCTGGTGCAGAGTAATCAGCAATCTTTTTCTTCATGCCTTGATAGTCCTTGTATACTTCAAAGGTACCATAAAGTCCACCTAGTATAGATGACACTAGTGTAAATGCCACCATTAGTTTTGCTGGTGTAAATTCGTAACCACCAATGCTGATAACAGTGTCCTTGCTGGCATATTTTTTTACAGCCGCTTCAGCGTCTTCGATCTTTGCGTTAACATCTTTAATCTCTTCTGTCATTTTGATTCTCCTAATATTAATTCCAGCCTTCTGGCCATTTTGATTTGTTTGTTTTTTGATTTGCTAACATAGCAATCCATAGTTTACGTACAGCAAGGTCATGCTTCATACGTTCTAATTGATCCATGGAGTTATCGTAATAAAACATATAGTAAAACGATATGCCAAAACTAAATCCTAACATAAAATAAGCAATATAATCCATATTAATTTCCCAACTTGTATTGTTGATCAACCATTTCTTGGTGTTTAGCATCACTGCCACTGGTTAATCCACGCAACACTCTTGCGTTGTCGACTGTCTTATTATCTTTGTAAATTGCTTCTGGCTTATAAAAAGGAACATCACGTAGCGTTACGATACTATACACTTCATAACCTTTTGGCGTCATTGCCATGGCAGCAATGTCAACACTGCCAGCTAGCTCATTGGGTAATACATTTTTCTTAACTGTGTCCATTTGTTGCTCCATTTGAAATGAAGCAACATTAACACGTTGTTCAATGATATCATTTAATACAGTGCCACGGGTCATTGCTGTCTGTGTAGTTTGGAAGCTCTGCGATTCTTGCTCTATTCTGCTTTCAAACTTAAACTCCTGTCTTGGCTGTATCATTTGTATTGGAGCAGAACTAATAGCTACTCCATTAAACTGAGAATTTAAAGATACGCCGGGAGAGTATCTTTGTATAGAATTTGATGTTAATGAATATATTGAACTATCGCCGACTCCGTCTACACGTTGAATGTTTGTTGTATCCACAGTTACAGTCTGCGAAGAAGATGCAGATGATGTTAAAGCCTGCAAAGTCATAACATTAGGACCTTGTAATGTCATTACTGATACACCAGTGCCACCTTGTTGCTGTCTAGTGCCTTGTTGCATTGTAGTTGATGTTAGAGTCTGGCTTGCTTGACTGCTGTCTGAACTTAATGCATTTGCTTGTTCAACTACCTGATTGGCCTGTGCTTGTGCAGACGCACTTGATGTTGTTACAACTTGTTGGGCGTTAGCCACAGCACTGGTCTGCGTTGCTCTATCCGCTGCCTGCACTCTACTAACTACACTCATTGCTAAACTTAAATTACCTCCACCAGATTTGCCGCCGCTTTCTTGACGCTGGCCCGGACCAGAAGCAGGCGATGATGGTGTTGACGACGGACTATTGCTTTGAGCAACTTGTTGCTGTGAACCTGGACCTGCTGTTGGTGTGCTACCTGGAGGTTCAGAACCCGCCGTTGCTGTTGCTTGCTGACTACTAGGTCCTGGTCCAGATGCATTAAAAGAACCATCGGTGGGTCCTTGCCCAGGACCATTGTTATCCATGGGAGAAGTTCCTGAAGGACTCGAAGACATAGTAGCCATAGTAGGAGATGAAGTTGTAGTTGCAGGTGCTAAACTCTTGGCCATTGCGGCGCCATATCCACTGCATGATGCGTTGTATAATGGATTAGTATTACAGGGATCCACTGTGTATATTAAACTTGCTGAAAAGTTTCCTAATGAAGAACCTGTGCCTGAAGCATTACCATAAAGTCTTAGATTGCCAAGGGCAGTCTGATTTAAACTGCTGGGCAGTAGGTATTGACCATTTACTGATCCGCTGGTGCCATCACCTGTTAAATTATGATTCTTTGAAACTATTGTTTGGTTATTGCTATTAGTCAATAGTGCGGTTGCATTTACACTGGCAGGAATGTTCATGTACCAACTACAAGATCCATCTTGATTAGTAGCAGTACAGCCCGACCAACTTTGCCCTACATTATAATCAAAGCCATAGTTAAAGCCGTGTACCATTGCACCCGAGCCGCCATTTTTTAATGCAGTATTAATAGCAACCATTTGGTTCATTGAAGTGCCCCAAGCATCGGGATTAGGCAATACATTGTTGCTGGTCACTATGCTGTTAAACCCGGAACAATTCGAACTGTATGCAGGGTTATTGGCACAAGGATCGATGCGATATTTTAAACTAAAACTAACACCGAAGATTTCCGGACCATAAGGACCTGCCCATCCATTAGTGTCGCGTCCTACGAAACCCACTTGCGCTGTGCTCAGTGCTGAAGCAACATATGGTGTAGCAAATGTTTCACTGAAGTTAAAGTTAGTCCAGTTATATCTTCTATTTGTTTGGCTACTATAATCATAGTTGGCAATTTGATTGCCAGCAGAATCTTTTAATTTTACATAAGCGGCAAGATAGTCTTGTTGTCCATTGTCCCAACCGTTGCCGTTCTTAGCAGTAAAACCAAAATTGAATCCGCTGAGTTGTAATCCTGTGCCGCCTGCGGCCAGGGCTCGATTAATGTTAATGACTTGATTTAAGTCTACTTGACCATACGAGAAATGAATCTGCCCGTTGGGTAGCACATTAGGATTTGGTCCACAATTGCCAGGGCCACCTGGTTGCCAACAAGTCAATGAATTAACATATACCCCATTATTCCATTTACTTGTTGTATCCGTAGCTGTGCCAGTAGAATTAATTAGATTCCCTGTAGTGGTATCTGTTTGAGCATTACTTGAAAGCGTTGTGAACGAGAATGCCAAGCAAAGCGCCAATGCCAACTTTCTTGTAAGTTTCATCTATTTTTTCCTCTTGAAGTTTTGGTAACTTTTCTGGATTTGCTTCCCAAGCTGCCTTGGCCTGTTCACCAATCTTGCCTTCATATGGGCAAGGAGTACCTGCGGCTAACATAGCATCAAATACTCTACGGTCTTGACACATAGTAGCTACAGCGGCAACTTTCATACCCATGTCATACAGTGTTTTAGATAATTTTAAACGTTCGCAATTTAAATCGCGAGTAACACCACCTGCACCAACACCAAAGATCTGTGTTTGTACACTACCACTAGTACCTGTGCTACATAAGTCGGCATTACCACCACTCATCATTGCAGGAGCAACCGCAGTTGGAGGAGGTTGAATTACCTTTTGAGTTATGGTTGTTTCATTGATATTACGATTAGTCATCTCACCGCTTTGAATGTTTTGATTAACCATTGTACCACTGTTGATGTTAGTGTTAGTATTATTACTTGTACTTGCACTGGTACTATTGTTGATATTTCTGTTCGTCATATCACCAGTTTGGATATTACGATTAGTCATGTCACCTGTGTTAACGTTAGTATTTGTATTGGCATTTGTACTTGTACTAGTGCTAGTATTAATGTTACGATTAGTCATGTCACCTGTGTTAATGTTGTTATTTGTATTTGTACTGGTGCTTGTATTAGAATTGATATTACGAACAGTCTGATCACCATAATTATAGTTTGTGTTGCTATTGGTGTTGTTACTTGTCGATGTGCTAGTATTAATGTTACGATTAGTCATGTCACCAGTGTTGATGTTATTGTTGGTATTTGTACTTGTAGATACATTGTTGTTATTGTTGGTCATCGTACCTGTGTTAACGTTGTTATTGTTATAAGTCATTGTGCCACTGTTGACGTTGTTGTTGTTATTGGTCATTGTGCCACTGTTGACGTTGTTGTTGTTATTGGTTAATGTACCAGTGGTAACATTGTTATTATTGTTGGTATTTGTACTGGTACTACCAACAGTGGTTTGATTAATATTGGTAATTGTACCAGTATTATTGTTATTAGTGTTCACTGTACTAACGCTGTTACTAGTACTATTAGTGTCAACTAATGTTTTTGAATCGTAACTGCCTTGATTAATAACTCCAGTGGTACCAGTGGTTGTACCGCCAGCAGTGCTTGATGTACTGGTTGTTTGTGCTGATACAGAAATTGCAATGGCTATCAAAGCAAAGGTAACAAGTGTTCTTTTCATGATATTACTCCTATACCATTTAATGGCTTTTTAGTATTTAAAACAATATGCGGTCGAGTAAAGTACTATTAAAACTAATTGCGTATAATGGTTATACTGACTTATTTTATAAATACATTATGAAACATATTTTAATTTTTCTAACTTCTATGGTGGCTGTTACAGCATCGGCGCAACTGGCAACCACAAAAAAAGAAGTTTACTGCGATAAAACTGAAACAATGATTTCAGTTTTAAAAGGACGAGACTATGAAGAATCGCCCATTTGGTTCGGCACAGAAAAGGATAGTAAAGCATCAAACTATTCATTGTTTGTTAATCAAGAAACCAAAACTTGGACTATAATCCAATTCAACAAAGAAACAGCCTGTGTTCTTGGCGCCGGAGAAGGTTTCAGCATGCCTTCCAAAAAATCATACACTTAACCATTTAACTTGACAGTTAAGCCATTAAGTGCTATTATAACGAATGTATCGTAATAGGTACGTAATTAACTAACCGCGTAAAAGGAGGAGACTTATGATACGCATCATGAAAATCATTGCTACTTTTGTAGGACTGATGCTGGTAGTTTTTGTAGCAAGATATGCATATGACTACAAAGTAACGTCACTGAAAGCAGCCCAAAATTTAAATCCCAGTGAGATCACTGCCGAAGTTCGCAATACTCAACTCGACTGTTTGACTAGAAACATTTACTACGAAGCAGGACACGAACCTTTTGAAGGTAAAGTTGCAGTGGCACAGGTTACTATTAATCGTGCTGAAAGTGGAAAATTTCCCAGTGATATCTGCAAAGTTGTTTACCAAAAAGACAATGCCATGGGACTGTGCCAATTTAGTTGGTACTGCAATGGCGATGTAAGAAAACCTAAAAACATGGCCGCTTATCGTGAAAGCGAGATTGTTGCAAAACAAGTTTTACTGGAAAAATTTAGACTACCCAGTCTAAAACACGCTCTTTACTTTCACGGAACATATATCAATCCGGGATGGAAGAAAGAAAAAGTAGCCACTATCGGCAATCATATATTTTACAAGTAAGAAAGACTGAAATGAACTTTATCGAAAAAATCAACGAGTTTACAAATAACTCAGCTAAAACGCTGAAAGAACAATTAGTAACTGTTAGTGCAGAAACATTAGGATGGGTGGCTGTTATCCTTATACACTTGGCTACCATTCCCACGTTAATTGCTATTTTAACGGGGCTTACTGAAAAGACTCCACCAGTTGATTTGGTATTATTAGCCTGGGCAGGATTGTTTTTGTTTTTTGTTAAAGCAACTATCAGCAAAGATATTTTAAATATTGTTACAATTGGCTTTGGATTTTTTATTCAAGCATGTATAATGGCACTTATCATTTTTAAATGATCAAGTTGGTTGTCAAGACACTGAGAGTAGGGGATGTAGAAGACCCGGACATATATCTGGGTGCAGTTGCACACGACTGGTTACAGACCGATCATGGTAAGTATGTTAAAGAGAAAGCAAAAGATTTGACGTACCACCAAATGCTTCCTGGTGCTGACTACTATTATGGATATCAATATAATATTACAGCAGTGTTTGAAGATGAAGAAGCAGTGATATATAAATTAAAATTTGGCGATGTCAAGTAATCCCACTGCACATTATAACAGTTCTAAGCTATGTTGGGAAGTATGGATAGAAGAAGCACAGGGCGACCGCGTTGCTAAGGTGCTCAAATCAGCTAACACGGCACATAGAATGTTGAAAGAACAAGGTTATAGATTTGTAGATGCAAAATTAGGTGTCATGGATATGCCTATACTTTTGATCACCGACTACGAGTATTATGTAGACAACGAATCAGATATGATAGAGTGGTGCAGAGAAAGTAATATTCGATTTAATAATACTGGTATGATTCTGGAATTTGGTAGCAAAGAAGAAAAGATGATGTTTATGTTGCGGTGGAGTTAATGTTTGATCCCATTGGCAATGTTGCTAGAAAGATAAAAATGGCACCTTGGACGATTTGGTTTGCTTGGCATCCAGTTTACACCGTCGATAATGAACGTGTTTGGGGTAAGCGGATTTATCGCAGAAAAATCAACACCTATGTTGATCACGATGATTGGTCACGATACGAATATGGCAACATGTTCGATATATTAAAACGATGAATGAATTAGAGCAAGAATACACCGCAGGGTTTACTACTAATGTCGAAAGTGAATTGACAGGCAAAGGCTTGAATGAAAACACTGTCAGACTTATCAGTGCTAAGAACAATGAACCTAATTGGCTACTAGAGTTTAGACTCGGTGCGTTAGATAAACTTAGTTCTATGAAGGAGCCAGATTGGGCCGAGTTAAAATACACACGCCCAGACTATGATAACATTTACTATCACAGTCGTCCTAAGAAACAATTTAAAAGTTTAGATGAAGTCCCGCAGGAGATTTTAGATGACTTTGAACGTCTAGGTATCCCATTACATGAACGTGCTAAACTTGCAGGTGTAGCAGTTGATGCTGTGTTTGACAGTGTCAGTATTGGCACAACATACAAAGCTAAACTAGCAGAAGAAGGAATTATCTTTTGCAGTTTTACAGAAGCAGTACAAGATCATCCAGAACTAGTTAAAGAATATTTAGGCTCAGTTGTACCTCAAGGTGACAATTGGTTTGCCTGTATCAACTCCGCAGTGTTCAGTGATGGCAGTTTTGTATATATTCCAGAAGGTAAACGATGCCCTTTGGAGTTAAGCACTTATTTTAGAATTAATAGTGCAGGTAGCGGTCAGTTCGAACGCACCTTAATTATAGCAGACAAGGATAGTTATGTATCTTACTTGGAAGGATGTACAGCACCCCAACGTGACGAGAATCAGTTACATGCCGCAGTCGTCGAACTTATTACCCTTGATAGGGCAGAGATTAAATATTCAACTGTACAAAATTGGTACCCAGGCAACGAACACGGGGTCGGTGGCGTTTACAACTTTGTCACAAAACGTGCCCACTGTCGTGGAGTTAAAAGTAGAGTTAGTTGGACTCAGGTGGAAACAGGATCAGCCATTACCTGGAAGTACCCAAGTTGCATACTGCAAGGGGAAGGGAGTACCGGAGAGTTTTACTCAGTGGCCGTTACCAAAGGTCATCAACAAGCTGACACTGGTACAAAAATGATTCACATCGGTGCTAATACTCGCAGTAAAATTATCAGCAAAGGTATTAGCATAGGTAACAGCACCATGACTTATCGTGGACTTGTGCGAATGAATCCAGGTGCTAAAAATGCTCGTAACTACACGCAATGCGATAGTTTGATGATTGGCGACAACAGTCGTAGCAATACTGTTCCTTACACAGATTGCAGAAACGATTCGGCGCAAATTGAGCATGAAGCAACAACAGGCAGAGTAAGTGATGAAGAATTATATTATCTAGCCACTAGAGGATTAGATCCTGAGCAGGCAGCAAGTGCCATTGTCAACGGCTTTTGCCGTAGTGTATTAAACACATTGCCTTTAGAATTTGCGGCGGAAGCGAATAAATTACTAGCAGTAACCATGGAAGGAAGCATAGGATGAACTTAGAAGAGATTAAACAATTGGTAGAAACAAACAAGGTAGTACTGTTTATGAAAGGTACGCCACAATTTCCAGAATGCGGATTCAGTCAGCAGGCCACAAAAATTTTACGAGCTTGTAATGTTGAACAATTTGAAAGTCGCAATGTTTTAGCCGACAATGCTTTGAGATCAAACATCAAACAATTCAGCAATTGGCCCACTGTTCCACAATTATATATCAAGGGCGAATTCATTGGCGGTAGTGATATTATGATGGAAATGTACCAAGCTGGCGAACTGGAAGTTTTATTAAATGATTAAAGTAAGCAATCTATCAGCAAGTATCAGCGATAAACAAATTTTAAACAATATTAGTTTTACAGTAGAGCCAGGGGAATGTTTGTTGATCACAGGACCAAACGGCAGTGGTAAATCGACCTTGCTACATACTATTATGGGTAGACCAGATATTAATGCCACAGGCAGTATTAAAATTCTCAGTGGAGAAATAATTGACATGCTTTGTCATGATCGTAGTCAAGCAGGAGTATTCATGGCGCATCAAAGTCCTCCTGCCATTGATGGCATTAATACTATGACATTGTTTAAAGAAATACAAAAAGTGCAAAACGTTGCAGGTAGTACCGGTGAATTAATCAAACTTACTAAGTCATTATTTAAATGGATTGGCTTGCCCGAAGGTTGGGAGAAAAGACAGTTCAATAATGGTGCCAGCGGTGGCGAGCGTAAAAAGAATGAACTCACACAGGCCGTATATCTACAAGGCAAAACACAAGTCTTACTATTGGACGAACCCGACAGCGGATTAGAACAAAGCAGCCGTCAAAAAATAATTGATTTAATTCAAGAAACTAAAAATCGACGTGGATGTGTATTGTTAGTCACACATGATAAAGAACTACAAGAATTATATGGTGCTAACAAATTGGATTTAAGTAATGCGTAAAGTATATTTAGATGCCGACAATTTGGATTTAGTATTAGTTCCTACACGACCCGAGTATGAATTTGTATTCATTCAGACTGAAGGTAAATGTATTGCTAACATCAAACTAAAACCTTTTCCCGATACAAAATTTAAAGTTAAGATTTATATCTACGCAGAAGGCGTCAGTGAAGTAGATTGTGTTTGTACATTAGATGTACCTAAAGATGTCAGCGGAGTTGAAACAGATATTCAAATTCGCAGTTGGCCTTTTGATAAGAGTAAAATTAAAGCTCGTCCTGAAATGTTTATTGCTAATAGTAATATTATTGCTAATCATGGAAATGCTCTAGGAACATTAAAACCCGAGGATAATTATTATCTTGCCAGTAGAGGTATCACTGATTACAAAGAATTAGTTAAACAAAGTTTATTAAATGCGTGAATATTTTCCTTTCTTCAAACGTAGACAAGATATAATTTATCTTGACAGTGCAGCCACAAGTCAAACATTGTACACCGTTGTCGAAGATATGCAAGACTTTATGTTGAGTAATAAAAGCAATGCACATCGAAGCGGCAATAGCATGGGCACTTATGTTGACCAACAATATCAATCTAGCAAAGAACTCATAGGTAAATGGTTAAACATTAACAAACCCGAACAGCGTATTGTGTTTAACAGTGGCACGACACAGGGATTGAATGATGCCGCGTCAATGATTATGAGTGCAATGTCATCCGGTGTAGTATTTGTTGGCATTGATAGTCATCACAGTTTAATCTTGCCCTGGACACAGTCTGGTAATGCTAAATGGCGAGTTGTTTTCATTGAGTTAGACAAAGATGGCCGTTTAGATTTAAATGATTTAAAAACAAAAATTAAAGCAGAACCAATGGCCGTGGCAAAAGTCATTGCTGTAAATGCTGTTAGCAATGTCCTTGGACTGGTCAACGATTTAGATGGAATTAAAAAGATTGCCCTGGATGTTGCGGCAGTGAGTGTAATTGACGCTAGTCAAATCGTTAGTAAGCGTAGAATAGACATCAGTGGATTCGACTTTGTTGCTTGGAGTTGGCACAAAGTTTACGGACCTATGGGCCTGGGATGTTTGCTGATAGATCCAGTGTGGCTAAATTTCAATCCAGTACGTCCGGGCGGCGGCACAGTTACCAGTGTAAGCGTGGATTCAGTGACTTGGCAAACCAATGCCGGCAAGTTTGAAAGTGGTACACAGAATCTTGCGGCTATTTGCACACTGCCTAAACTCGTTAATTGGTTAATCGAACATCACGATGAAATAGAATCTCATGATATCGGACTTGCTAGAATTACCAACGACCACATATCCTTGGCACAATTTACTCCGGCTAGTCGAACAGACTCCGGACTAATCTGCTTAGATCCGGTTGTTGGCGAAGTAGAAGATTATACAATGATGCTGGATGCCAAGAACATTATGATTCGCAGTGGAAAATTGTGTGCAGAACCACTGATAGCACAAATTAGTAACAATGGCCTGTTAAGACTTAGTTGGGCTTGTTATACTACCAGACAAGAAATAGAACAAGCATTTGACAGCCTAGGGGAGATACATGCAAGACTTTCAAAACATGTTTAAAGATTTATTTGAATTAGATGATGCCATGGACAAGTACGAATGGATCATCGACTACGGCGCAGGCACTGTGGGTCTAGCACACAAATATCACACAGACCAAACATTGGTAAAAGGCTGTACTAGTCCGTTATGGTTAGCCAGGGAAGAATCGGGACGTATTGCCGCATGGGGTAAGAGTAGTATTGTTAATGGCATGGCTTGTATGATCTGTGATTGGTATAATCAAGCCAGTGAACGACAACAACTGGATTTTAGTTTAAATACTCTTACAGACATCGGACTTGCGCCACTACTGAGTATGGGACGACAAAATGGTGTTGCTAACTTAATAGCAAAGATTAAAACATTATGAACGAACAAATTGAACAAGGTATTATCGCTGGTTTAAAAACAGTATATGATCCAGAAATCCCAGTGAATATCTATGATTTGGGATTGATTTATAAAATTGATGTTGATGATGTCAGTGTTGAAATTTTAATGACACTGACATCAGCATTTTGTCCCAGTGCAGAAGAAATTCCAGCACAGGTGCAGGTTGTAGTAGAAAATGCTCTCGAAGAGTTAAATACTACGAGAACTATTTCAGTAGAAGTAGTGTTTGATCCTCCGTGGACTCCTGACAGAGTATCCGAAGAGGCAAGATTAGAAATGGGAATGTACGATTATGATCAAGAAAATTCTAGCCTGGATCACTGGCAAGAGTGATACAGCAGTGGCAGAAGCCGCTCCTTATAAGGTCGAAGCACAACCTGCAATGACAAATGTTGCTATTGGCACTGAAGCCGTGTATGTTGCTCCAGAAGCAGTTGCTCCAGCCGAAGTAGTACAAATGGCAATTGAAACTGCTCCAGTTACAGTTAAAGCAAAATATAAAAAAGCCGACTTGACTAAAATGACCAAAGCTGAACTAATGGAACTTATTACTAAGCATGGTGTCGAAGTTAAAGCACGTAGCACTAAAGAAGAATTAGTAACAGTACTAGCAAAAGTATGATAGTTCTTACTGTCACCGACGAAGCCAAGAAGCATATTATTGACATGTTGGATCGGTCCAACATGCCCGCAGTTCGGCTTGGTTTAGAGGCTCAGGGTTGTAACGGATACATGTATACCTGGACACCTATTTCTGATGCCTACGGTGAAGTAATAGAGCTTGACGACACTCATAGTATAGTGTACAATAAGTCTATTGTGCCGCATATCATAGACAGCGTAGTAGAGATTGAAAAAACTGGATTTAATTCTAGATTAGTTTTGAACAATCCCAACGTTGCTTATGCATGTGGTTGCGGCGAAAGCGTGAACTTTAAAAATGACTGAACCTGATTTAAACAAACAATTAAATGATTTGATTGAACGTGAACGTGAGATTCTTAAAAAGATGAACGTTGCACGCCGTGCAGGTGCCAGTGAAGGTATCATCAGTCAGCTGACATATATGTTAGACGAAGTGCAATTTGCACAACAAGACATTAGAGCCAAGCAGGCTGCTGGCACAGGCAAAGACAATGATTTTGGTAGTTTTATCAGCATCGGATAATGTTAGACAATAAAGGTAATATGTACGTTGAAGAAGATGACATCATTGAATTAATGCTGTTGAATAGACAAGCAAAAATTCTTCCTCGAAATGTTCAAAGTTTTAAAATATTTGAATCAACTTGTAAATCGTATGGAATTAAAAATCCATTCGAGTTAGACAGTTCCACAGAAGATATAACTTGGAATATGCCCGAAGAGTATCGCAGACTCGATATTAGACAACATATAGAATCTAACTATACGTTGAGTAATATGCAGTTGGCAAGAGTTAATTTAGAATTAGATGAATTTGAAAAAAGAAACTTAACTGATCTATTAAGATTTTTAGTTTATTTTATCGACACAGTAAGAAAAAACAATATTGTCTATGGTGTCGGCCGAGGTAGTAGTATTGCAAGTTATGTATTATATTTACTTAAAGTGCATCGTATAGATAGCATTAAATATAATTTAGATATCAAGGAATTTTTAAAATGAGTAATCATAGAACAGCCAGAGGTAGAGAATTTAATATGCAAGGTTTTGTCTCAGATAAAGGACAGACAACTGCTGTTGGGAACTCTAATAGAAATGCTCAGGGAGATTTACTAGGCCGAGGAGGCAAAATTGTTGCCAATTCGAAAGAAATAACAAACGCTGTTTATAATAATAACAAAAGACCGGCCAGTAAAACAGTGAAGATTAATCCCATGGAGCAGGAAATCAGCCGCAAGGATATCGTAGGCGCTGATGGTGTTGGCCGTGTTGAAATAACATATGCAGACGGCAGTGTAGAGATTCAAACTAAAGAAGATGCTGTTGCGCCTTCTAAGCCATTAGATTTTGATTTTAACAATATTAGCAAGGAACTATAATGAAGGTTAGACCATTACCAGGTAATATTTTTGCCGTACTAGAACAGGGCGAACGTGTGACTAAAGGCGGTATCGTACTCAAAGACGATAACGGTAAAATGGAAGGTATTCGCCCTCGCTGGGGCCGAGTATGGCAAGTAGCAGAAGACATCACAGACGTCAAAGTCGATGACTGGATTCTCTGCGAACACGGACGTTGGACTATGACCATTGAAATTAAAGATGAGCATGGTGAAAAGTTTAAATTCCAAAAGATTGATCCAAACGGCATCCTTATGGTATCAGATCATAAGCCTGATGACATGATGTTTGGTGAAGGATTTGATACGAGCAGTCCTGCTCACCGAGCCGAAGACTTTGGCGCAAGATAAGTCTTGACATTCGTCAGGGCTTAGTATATAATAATACTATGACTACACAAAACTATCTCTGGGTTGAGAAATATAGACCTGCCTCCATTAAAGACTATGTTTGGATTAATCCCAGCCAAAAACTCATGGTCGAAGGCTGGGTTAAAGACAAAAGCATTCCGCATTTGCTATTAAGCGGACCTCCAGGCACAGGTAAAACTACACTGGCCAAAGTTCTATGCAATGAACTAGAAGTACAAAAAGCAGATATTATGTTTATTAATGCCAGTCACGAAACTGGTGTTGATAACCTGCGTGATAAAGTTGGTAACTTTTGTCGTAGTATGAGCTTTGGCGACTTCCGTGTTATTATTCTTGACGAAGCAGACTATCTAAGTCCTAGTGCTCAGGGTGTGTTGCGTGGTATGTTAGAGCAGTACAGTAATGTGGCACGTTTCATTCTAACTTGCAATTTGCCACACAAGATCATGCCAGCGTTGCACAGTCGTTGTCAAGGGTTTAGTTTTAACAACTTGGATGAAACAGACTTTACAGTACGACTGGGACAGATTCTTGCTGATGAAGGCTGTGACTTTGATGTTGATACATTGACAAGTTTTGTCAAAGCAACATATCCGGATCTGCGTAAAGCAATTAACACAGCACAACAATACAGCAGAAGTGGTAAATTGGAAATGCCAGTGGCTGGACAGGGCACAGATAGCAGTGAATGGAAGTTGGAAGCCATTGCGCTGTTCCAAAACGGAAAAGTTAGACAAGCACGTGAAATGATCTGTAAAAAGATTACGTTGGAAGAATACGAAGAAGTTTACAAGTTCTTGTATCGTAATTTAGCGTTCTGGGGTGATGATGAAGACACACAAGACGCTGCCATTATCATCATTAAAGAAGGCATGGTGAATCATAGTTTGTGTGCTGACCCTGAAATCAATTTAAGTGCTACTATTGTCAAACTAGACCGAATGCGCCGCGGATTATAAAGTAAAGTGGACTACCCCAAGTTAACTATTACTTACAATTTACTCTTCACCGTAAATCTTTAATACCTCAGCTACTGCGGCGTGACGTTCTACGTCACATCGCTCGAATTCTACTACACCAATCATCTTACTCGATGATTTCTTTAGGCGAGCAGTAAAATCTCTTAATCCGTTTTCTTCAAAACCGCGATCGTGCTGGGCCAAGTCGCCCGTTGCAAAGATTCTACTTTCATTGCCAATACGTGTCAAAAGCATTTTCATTTGACTTGGTGTAGCGTTCTGCATTTCGTCTGCTAGAATGATTGATTTTTTAAATGTTCTTCCCCTCATGTAGGCTAAAGGAGCTACCTCGATTACATTCTCCTCGATCATATTCTCTATGTATTTCGGAGCCCAATATTCTTCGAATACGTCGAATATAGGTCGAGTCCACGGAGCCATCTTTTCGATTAATGTGCCAGGCAAAAAGCCGTGTTGTTCGTCAACGCTGACTGCTGGTCTTGTAATAATAATCTTTTCAATTCTGCCAGCTTTTAGTTCGCGAATAGCCATCATACAAGCTAATAGAGTCTTACCCGTTCCGGCAGGACCCACTGCAAATACAATACTTTTTCGTTGATCTTCTAACAGCGCAAGGTAGTCTTCTTGTCTAATATTCTTAGGCAGGATTTCTACTTGTCTACTACGTTCCTTGCGGAACTTTTCAATGTGCAGAACAGATGCGTGTTCTTGTGGTTGAACACGTTTTTGTCTTTGTTTCGTCATTCTAATACCTCCAATTTGGATTTGATTAGTTAGACTTGGGGTTAGTTTGTCCACAAAAGTATTTAACCTATATCATAGTTTTGGTTGGTTTATATGTTTAAAAACGGTAAATACTAGAACTAGGAATACTTATGTCATTAATAACAAAAAGCACTTATCTAAGAGGCCCAAAGGGTGATATCGGATTACAAGGTCCAAGGGGTGAACGTGGTTTATCCGGTGTCCCAGGTCCACAAGGCCCACAGGGGGAAACAGCCGCGCCCGCTAGCACCGACGATATATTAGAAGGCTTTAATAATCTATTTTTTACCAACCAAAGAACAGATGCTAGAGTCACGCTTGGTATTAATAATTTAATTAATAGTGCTCCTAATTCATTAGACACATTGAATGAATTGGCCGCTGCTTTAAACAATGATTCAAATTTCGGCAGCACAGTTGTAACTAGTATAGCAGGAAAATTGTCTATTGCAGGCGGCACAATGACCGGTTCATTGATATTAAATGCTGATCCGACCAGCAATTTAGGTGCCGCTACAAAACAATATGTAGATCAAGCAACAAGTAACATTGTTACTAGTTATAATGATTTAACTGATAAGCCGACACTATTTTCGGGTAGTTACGCTGACTTAACTAACCCGCCGATTATACCAGCCGCACAAGTACAAAGTGATTGGACCCAAGCAAATACTGCGGCATTAGATTATATCAAGAACAAACCAACATTGTTTAGTGGTCCAAAAGGCGACAAAGGGGATACTGGCGAACAAGGGCCTGCCGGACCTAAAGGGGATATTGGCGAAAGAGGATTAAAGGGAGATACCGGTGATAGAGGACTTCCTGGAGCCAAAGGTGACACTGGAGAACGAGGATTAAAAGGCGATACGGGTCCAGAAGGTACAACAGACTATAATAATTTGTTAAATAAACCAATATTGGCCACTGTAGCAACTAGTGGTAGTTATACTGACTTAACAAATAAACCTGTAATTCCATCTGATATTAATCAACTAAATGATATAGATGACTTATTAAATTTAGGCGCAAGTAACTGGAGTGATATCGATTTTGATGGTGGCACTGATTTCGAAAGCAGTGGATCCGATTCTGAAGATTATGGTAGCTCTGAATTAATAACAGCTGGTGGTGAATTTGACGGAGATCCCGTCGGCACTGGAACTACGGGTGAACAAGGACCTGCTGGACCAAAAGGCGATAAGGGAGATACCGGCGAACAAGGACTTCCTGGAGCAGATGGCGCACAAGGCCCTAAAGGGGATACTGGCGATACAGGAGCCAAAGGCGACACAGGTGATACCGGCGAGCAAGGCCCCAAGGGTGATACAGGCGCACAAGGACTTCCTGGAGCAGATGGCGCACAAGGCATACCCGGAGCCAAAGGCGATACTGGGCCTGCTGGTGCTCAAGGGCCGCAAGGCATTCAAGGACCTGCCGGAGCAAAGGGTGATACTGGCGATACAGGCGCACAAGGTATTCAAGGTGTAAAAGGCGACACAGGAGACACTGGACCAGTTGCAGCCGCAAATTTAACTGGTACAACATTGGCCAGCGGTGTAACTGCCAGTAGTTTAACTTCAGTAGGCACACTGTCATCCTTGGCCGTGAGCGGTGTTAGTCTATTAGGCGGATATTCACAAGTGACCAATTATTACTCAGAATTGGGGGTCAAATATTTGGGTGCCGGTACCCAACATGGTATAACTCTGCAACCGACCAATGATAACACTACTGCCATTAACTTCCTTAATGCGGCTGGCACAAACATTGGTAGTATTACGCAAACGGCATCAACAGTTAAATTTGTAGGTGATGGTAGCCAACTTTCGAAAGTCGCTACACAAACAACAGGGTCTTGGACATTATCACCTGGCGCTAACACAGTGAGTCTTACAGTACCGATAAATGGTACTTACTCAATATGGGTTAGAGGAAATATTCCAAATGGTATTGTTACATATACTGCTACAGCGGTTGTTACAAATACCAATGTACCAGTAATAGGCAGTAGTTATGGTTGGTATTATGCAGCCGGTAATGCATTGGTGCTTACAGCAATACCTACGCAGTTTGTTGGAACTGTGAACACTATTAGTAATGCTGTAGTTAGTACTACGACTGCCAATGTATTTACATTTGGTATTACTAACAATAGCGGAGCCAGTCAAATTGTAAATTGGGGTTATACAACTCTTTAATATCAGTATCGAGAGACTGATTTAATGAAACACGGAATTTAAGCTAAATACTACTATGATTGATATCGACACAATATACACAACTTTAGACGATGTTTACGGCAGCGAAAACGTGCTAGACATTCTCGTTGAATTTGAACGTATCTTTGACCAACTTGACCTCTATGTATTCAAGAACTGGATCAAGGGTGAAATCGTTGAAGGTCCGAAAATTGACCGCTACTGGATCACAGTAACACTAATGTATCCCTACAAAATGATGCCGGATCCCGCTGGTGCAGAACGCTTAATGGATCGTGGCTGTAAAGTTTGGTACGGACAAGATACACTACAACACGTTGCTAATATTAAAGGTCCAGAAAGCTACGAAACAGATGAAGAAGGACAGTTAGAGCCAAAGTTAATTAAGAGTCCAGTATGGACAGTTAAAGTAACTATGCCACGACACTTTGTCGATGAGATCCAAACAAACAAAGTCGAAGCAGGTGATCAGACCATTGACATGGATGAAGTAACCAGTGCCTACGACGAAAACTTAAATGATGCCGAAGTAGCAAAAGGTAATGCCGCAGATGAAACACAACAAGCCCCTCAGTGAAAGCCTATTCGAAGACGACCTTAAATGGTTAGTCGACGATAGTGTTCTCATTGACATGCACAAAACTAAATTAGGTGCCAACAAAGATTATATCGTATTGGCCATTATCGTCAATGACAGAACTCCTGCACATGATCTAGCAAGTTTTATTGAAAACTCTGTCTACGATTTTGAAGATGTAGAAGTCAGTAGTGCCACTGATACAAAAGGTCGTTATTTGATCTATGTCGAATTGAATAGAGATTCTGGTGCATTTAAAACTATCAACGGTATATTAAATGACAGTAAAAAATTAACAGGCATTGAAGATTGGAAATTTAAAGGCATGGGAATGTCTAACATGGTTCCCTTTGATGAAGAAACTTTTAATTCTTCTATCATAGTTGACCCCATTGAATATGATCGACTTCATCCCGAAGTTGAAGAAACTGCCGAAGAAGAACCAAGCACAGAAGCTGAACCCAGCGAAGAAGAAATCGAACAAGAAGCAGTAAGAGAATCTATCAAAAATAGATTAAAATTTTTAATGAGTTATTAATTAATGAGCAAAGAAGAAACAATTAAACTTGAAGGACAAGTTATAGAATGTTTGCCAAACGCAACATTCAGAGTTAAGTTAAACAACACACAGACAGTTATCACAGCAGTGATCAGTGGCAAGATTAGAAAACATAATATCAATATTTTAAATCTTGATAGAGTGGAAGTAGAAATGAGCCCCTACGATTTAACTAAAGGCAGAATTACCTTTAGATTCAAAGGATAAATTTATGTGGATATTTGAATGGTTGCCAGATGCAGTAACTCATACTATATTTTTAGTAGGAGCAGTTGGCGTATTTGCTGGCTTTGTTTTAACATTCATTCCGTTTGTTAAGCAATACAAAATAGCAATACAAATTGCCAGTATCTTTATATTTGCTCTAGGTGTTTACTTGGAAGGCGGATTGGCCGACAACAAAGAATGGACTGCAAAAGTCAAAGAATTAGAATTAAAAATTGCAGTTGCTGAAGAGAAAAGCAAAACTGCCAATGTTGTTGTCGAAGAAAAGATTGTTACAAAAACTCAAATCGTCAAACAAAAGGGCAAGGACATTATTCAATATATTGACAGAGAAGTTGTTAAAAACAACGATGTTGTCAAATATGTCGAGAACTGCCCTGTTCCAAAATCAATCATTGACGCTCACAATCAAGCCGCTACAATGAATCAAGGAGACAGAAAATGAAATACCTAGTATTAAGTTTAGCTATTTTATTATCTGCTTGTTCAACCGTGGTTCCGGTCAAGCAAAAGTTTCCAGAAGCTCCGGCAAAACTAATGACCAAATGCCCAAATCTAAAAACAGTTGAAGGTGATAAAGTGTCAATCACCGACATGCTCAAAGTAGTAGTCGAAAACTATTCTACATATTACCAATGTGCAGTTGTCACAGACGGTTGGCAGGAATGGTATCAAATACAAAAGATTATTTCCGATCAAGCTGCCAAATAATAGCACTGAATTAACGTTTCGATGTATTAAATAGTTGACAATGCATTAACTATTTGTTATACTAATCGTAACACTACTTTTCTGTGCTATTTAAGGATTATTATGGAAGACAATCAACACCACTCAATCAATGAGATTTTAGAACAAGCATTTAAACTTGCTCTACATCGTGAACATGAATACGTTACACTAGAGCATTTGACTATTGTACTTCTAGAAAACGAAGAAATTCGAGAATACTGTAAGATAATGAATTCGAAAGCGGATTTAATTATCGATGACCTAACAGAATTTTTAAGTGGGCAAGATTATCTAGTAGTCGCCGGTTTAACTCGCCCACGTAAAACACAGACATTAGAGCGAGCATTTAATCGTGCATTTACACAGGCCATCTTTAATGGTCGTGCAGGTATTGCTCCCCAAGACATGTTATTGAGTATTCTCAGTGAACGTAATAGCCATGCCTGCTATTACTTGGCACAGCATAATGTTAGTAAAGAAGCATTCTTAGAAGTACTAGGAAAAAATGCAAAGCAAGAAACCAAAGTTAAAAATAGTGCTGAAAAGGTTTTAAATGATTTTTGCATTAACTTAAATGAGGAAGCAAAAAATCTAAAGATTGATCCATTAATTGGACGTAATCGTGAAGTTGAAAAACTTACACAGATTCTTGCTCGTCGTAAAAAGAGAAATGCTATTCTAGTAGGCGAACCCGGCGTGGGTAAGACTGCTATTGTAGAAGGTCTTGCTCGTAAGATTCATGAGAAAACTGTGCCGCACACACTCAAAGATTGTATAATTTACAGCCTGGACATGGGCGCATTAATGGCGGGCACAAAATATCGAGGTGATTTTGAAGAACGTGTTAAACAAGTTATCGATGCATTAGAAGCCCGCACAGATGTAATCTTATTCATTGATGAAATTCACTCAATGGTAGGCGCTGGTGCCGCAGGAAATAGTAACACAGACATGGCTAACTTGCTTAAACCAGCATTAACTCGCGGCAAAGTACAGATTGTTGGTGCAACTACCTACGAAGAATATCGCGAAACAATTGAACCAGAACGTGCTCTTGCTCGTCGCTTCACTAAACTAGATGTTGAAGAAATGTCAGCTGAAGATTGCAAGAACATGCTTCACTGCATCATGCCCGAATATGAAAAATATCACGACATTGATGTTGAAAGTGATGCCATTGATGCAGTGGTCGATTTAACTGTTGAACACATGCATGACAAGTTCTTACCCGATAAAGCCATTGATATTTTAGACAGTGCCATGGCTAAAATAAAAGTCGACAGTAGAGAAACTTTGGTAACATTATTTCATGTCAAACAAGAAATCAGTGCTCAAGCCAAAGTTCCCATGGAACAACTTAATACTCAAATTGAACCAATGAACTTGGATTATGAATCACAGATTAAACGGTTTGTGTTCGGACAAGATCAAGCTGTGGAAAAATTACTGGACAGTGTATATATTGCCAAGGCTGGTTTGAAAGACTTGACTAAACCAATGGGCAGTTATTTGTTTGTGGGACCAACCGGTGTTGGTAAAACAGAACTTGCAAATCAACTTGCATCCAGCTTGGGTATGCATCTTCTTCGCTATGACATGAGCGAGTACATGGAAAGTCATAAGGTTGCCAGTTTAATCGGGGCGCCGCCGGGCTATGTTGGCTATGGCGAAGGTGGAACAGGTGCAGGTAAACTCATCAATGATTTAGAAGAACATCCCAGTTCAGTGCTGTTATTAGACGAAGTTGAAAAGGCTCATCCAGATGTTCTTAATATTTTGTTGGGCGTCATGGACAATGGCATGCTTACCAGTAGTGGCGGTAAAACTGTGAGTTGCCGTAATTTGATTCTTATCATGACCAGTAACTTAGGTGCCAGAGATGGAGAACGAAATAAAATTGGTTTCAATAACAGCATCAATGGCACAGCCAGCCTCGAAGCAGTTAATAAACACTTTACTCCAGAATTCCGTAATCGTTTAGATGCTATTATAGAATTTAACAGACTCACAACTGAACAAATTACACCAATCGCCATTAAGTTTGTCAATGAGCTCAACGATCTATTGGCTGCTAAAAATATCACACTTACATTGAATAATTCAGCATTGGATCGTTTAGTAGCAGAAGGCTTTGACGAAAAAATGGGTGCTCGTCCTATGAAGCGTTTAATTGCAGATAAAATTAAAAAGCCTTTAAGTAAGCGCATTGTCTTTGAAAATCTCAGCAACTGTAGCTTGGTAGTTTCGCACAATGGTGTTGATTATGAACTTATCAATACCTAAATTCGTCAAGCAATTTTCTATTGAAAGGAAATACTATAAAAAGTACTTCTATAAAATAGTTCTCAAAGTTGACGAAAGTAAATCCAGAGTTCCTAGGATAAGTCGTCCGTACGGATTTACTGCATTATATGCCGCACGTTTAGATCTTTTAAAAGAAATTACCGCATTGCCAATTCAAGATGCTGATTGTAAAATTCGCAGTGAAAGTAAATGGGTCAGCGTGTTTACCAATGACACTGAATTCATTGAATTATTATTTAAGGACTTGGGACATCGTATCGCTGAATACCATAGACCTGTCAGTGATGTTCATAAAAATGTTATAGATCAAAATCGACGGATTCGAGTTAGAAAACGGCTATTCGAAAATGACTTCAAATATAAAGTTTATTTTACTCAAGACTGGAAGTACAGAACAGACGGGTACGTTGATGTTAAAAATTGGTTGTATGGATTAGATAATACTAATGGTGTTCGTTGGGAAGTCAATAAAACACTAAGACAATATTTTGATAGTATTCCGGGATATAAGGGTTATACGGCAGCAATTTATTTAAATGAATCAGAAGACTTGATGGTGTGTCAAATGCGCTTTCACAGCGAGATTCAATACATCGAAGAAGCCGTGCTTATTGGCAGTTTGTAAGCTGATTTTCGTAGAAATACCAAAAGGTGTAATTTCGGTTACACCTTTTCTTTTGACTAAATACTGTAACGGAGAATAAAATGGCAAAGATCCAAGAAGAACTAATTGTTATTAAACTTAGCAAACTACACAAAGATAGTCAAACACAGACTTCTAACCTAGCCGGCGACGATGTTGTTATCGGATTAGAAGCGGTTGTACAGGAATTGGTGGGCACAGATGTAATTGTAGAGGTTATACAAGACAATGAATAATACCACTGTAGCAACATTAATGTTGGGCGACGAAGAAGTCGATCAACTCAGCGATCCACTGCGTGGCGATGGTTATTATGGCTATAGGGACGGCAGTCAAACAATAGCAGTTACTTTTAATAATTTTATAGGTAGAATTCAAATCGAAGCAACATTGGAGATTAATCCAACTGAACAAGATTGGTTCCCAGTTTGGATGAATCGCGCAACTCCATACAAACAATATTCAGCCGCTACCAACGGAACTGAAAGCTTCAGTGTTCGAGGTAATTTTGTTTTGATACGATTTAGAAAAATGCGTAGTTATTTAAGCGGCACGTCATCAGTAGGTGATATTACTAAAGTAATGTTGAGTATTTAAAATATGGCAATATATATCGATGATATTGGGCAAGGCGAACTTCCCTTACAAATTAACAATCCACAGGACGGTGAAAGCCTAATATGGAGTGAAGAACTTGGCGCTTATATTAACGCACCCGGTGGAGGAGCCAGTACTGAGCAGATACAAGACACTGTGGCAGATATGCTAGAAGTTGATCCAGATGGCAGTCAAGTGAATCTGCGTCTAGTCACTAACTATGATGATGCAACAGGTAAATTAGTATTCAACGTTGTTGCAGACGGCTCGGGTGGCAATGGCGGCGGCAGTTCATCCTCACTGGTGGTCAAAGAAAATGGCACTACTATTGGTTCTGCATCGATACTAAACTTTGTAAACTCAACGGTAACATTGGCTGGTTCGACAGCAACAATTACAGGTGATACTGGCGATGTTACAACTCCTGAATTTATCAACAATATCATTACTGCATACCTAACTCCTAATCCATTTGGATATGCAACAGAAAACTATGTCAATCAGCGTTTAAGTTCATATAATTTAGAAGATTTAGCAGACACGTATGTAACTGGTGTTACAGACGGTCAAGCACTTGTTTGGAATCAAACAAATTTAAGATGGCAACCAGGTAATATAGGTTCTGGTGGCGGCTCATATACATTACCAACAGCAACAACAAGTATACTGGGCGGTGTAAAAGTTGACGGTTCAACTATTACCATCAGCAATGGTGTCATTACTGCGGTTGGCGGTGGCAATGGTATTGATGTAACAGCGTTAGGTGCATACTTAACTACAAACGGTTATGCTACCCAAACTTATGTAAACAATCAAATCAGCAACATCGTTGATGGTGCTCCGACATTATTAAACACATTAAACGAATTAGCAGAGGCACTTGCTAATAATCCAAACTTTGCCGCAGATGTATTATTGAAAACTGGCGGAACAATGACCGGCGCATTGACATTATCGGGTGCTCCTACAGTAGACTTACATGCCGCAACTAAGAAATATGTTGATGACAAATTTACAGTAAATGCGTCTACATCAGTTAGTCCTAGCTTTGCCCAAACAGTTGCTAATCAAGTATCATTGGGCCAACTATCCAATGTAAATTTAAGTAGCATAAGTGCTGGACAGATTTTAGGTTTTGATGGTACAAATTTTGTACCAGTTGCTAATAGTGGGGCCAAAGGTGATACAGGTAGTCAAGGTCCAGCTGGACCAGCAGGTTTATCAATCAGTGCTGCCACAGTAACTCTAGCAGGTCGTTTACAGTTAACACTAAGTGATAACACAGTAGTTGATGCTGGCAATGTGTCTGGTATCAAAAGTGCCGCAGTAAATGGCAGCGGCGAATTAATTTTAACAAAACAAGATAACACAACTGTCAACGCTGGTAGCGTAGTTGGTCCACAGGGTCCACAGGGTGTTATAGGTAATACAGGTGCCAAAGGTGATACGGGTAGTCAAGGTCCTGCCGGTCTTGCAGTTACTGGAGCCGCTGTCAATGGCAGTGGCAGACTAATAATTACACGTTCAGATAGTTCGATTATCGATGCTGGCGCCGTAATTGGTCCCAAAGGCGATACAGGCACTACTGGTGACACGGGTGCCAAAGGCGATACAGGTACCACTGGGGCTGATGGAGTTGGCATTAGCTCAGCCGTAGTAAATGGCAGCGGCCGACTAATTATTACAAAAACAGATAGCTCGACTGTCGACGCAGGTAGTGTAGTTGGACCACAAGGACAACAAGGTACCACTGGTAACACAGGTGCTCCGGGCGCAAAAGGCGATCAGGGTATAAGTGTAGCACAGGCAGTAGTTGACAGTGGCAATTTAATTATTACATTAGATGATGCCAGTCAACTTAATGCTGGTAGTGTAGTTGGACCACAGGGACCGCAAGGCAGTCAGGGACCCGCAGGTCGGAGTGTAGCTGATGGTGGTGTAGTTGTTGATGCCAGTGGTTATTTACAGGTTACATTAACAGACGGTACAACAATTAATGCAGGTTATATAGTCGGCCCACAAGGTAGTACAGGACCAAAAGGCGACACTGGTTCTACGGGCGCCAAAGGCGATACAGGCAACACGGGCGCCAAAGGCGACACAGGAACAAGCTATAGTGTTAATAATAAATCAGGTAGTGTACAAATTTATGGTATAGGCAACACCACTCAACCTGGTTATGATTTAGAAGTTGATTTAGCTAACAAAGCAAATAAATGGACAACAGCCCGTACACTTACACTAAGCGGTAAAGTTACTGGTTTAACAAGTTTCGATGGTAGTGGCAACATTACCATGACAACGGCACTAAATGCTGTAACATCCAGTGATATCGGTGAAGGAACTAGATTATATTATACTGATGCCAGAGCAAGAACGGCATTAAGTTCTATCAGTGACAGTAATATTACCAGCTTGATCAGCTATGATGATACAACTGGTCAAATTAAATATCGTGCTAATACGAGTTATATCACTGAAGGCAGTAACTTATACTTTACTAATACTCGTGCAGATGCTCGTGCAGATGTTCGTATTGGGGCAAGCAGTATCAATGCATTATTAGACGTTGACACAGCTACAACTGCTCCAACAAATGGACAAGTATTAACATGGACAGGCAGTGCATGGACTCCGAGTAGTGTTGCAGGTGGATCAGGTGCTGTATCCAGCGTTAACGCAAAAACTGGAGTTGTTGTATTAAACACAGACGATGTCAGTGAAGGTTCAACTAATCAGTACTTTACTAACACACGCTGGGATAACAGATTAGCGGCAAAAACAACCGATAACTTAAATCAAGGTACAACAAACAAATATTTTACTGATGCACTTGCACGTAATGCACTGGCAGCTGGCGCAGGTTTAAGTTATAATAGTAGTACTGGTACATTTAGTTTAAACACCAGCACCGACAATGTCACAGAAGGTAGCTCAAACTTATACTATACAACTGCACGTTTTGATACACGACTAGGACAAAGTAACTTAAATGCATTTGCTGACGTTGCTAATACAACGCCTACTACAGGACAAGCACTTGCTTGGAATGGCAGCGCATGGGCTCCAACAACTATTAGTTCTGGCGGCGGAGGCGGCGGAAGTAGTAGTTCTGGCGTATTCAGAGCTGCCGTGCAAGTTGAATATGATGCAAGTGGTAACTTGGCAAGTGTCAGCGTATTAAATGGTGGCATCAGTGCTGTTATTGCTACTGCAACTTCCACTGTGGCCACAGTTACATTTACATTCACAGGCAGTGTGTGTGCTCCATTAAATACACAAGTATATGCTTATCAAAGGTCCACTAATACGTATGTTGCAACTGCGGTGACTAGTAGCTTTACGGCAGGTAGAACACTTGCTGGCGGTGGAACAAGTGGTAGCCCAAGTGCATTCAGTGCATTTGATCCAGCAGTTAACACAATGACCATTGGATTGACTAAAGGTATTACTGGCGCTAGCGCAGGCGTAGGACAAACAACTCATTGCGTGGTACAATTCTTGCTGAGCAGTGTATAAGGGTAAAAAATGACAATTAATGCTTGGAAAACTAATTTTATAGGATTAAACAAGCCAGCTAAAGTACTTTCGGGTACTGCGGATTCTGTAGTATCACTGAGTTCATGGCCATATGCTAACAGCAGTGACGATCCTTATTGGAGCGGTGGTGCTAACCCACAATACTACCGCTGGCAAGTTTCTTTCACTGTTGCAGAAAGAACGCACGGTAGTAATTTAACTCGTACACCTTTTAGATTTGATGCTCAAGACATCGAAGTAGGTGACTTTGTTGCAGGAGCCTCGGACGGTAAAGTTCTGCAAATTATGAGTGTTATATCCAAAACAAACAGCGAAGTTGTTGCTATTGTCGAGGATAGACTTCGTTATAACACATTTAGAGATCCAAACGGTCTAGGCATTTTTAACGCACCAGGTCCTGTAATCTTCTTCCAAATCAATGAACTAGGATTCCCAATGTTGGATCCTATTCCAGGAGATGCAGCCGCTGACTTCTTTACCAACGTAATGAGTAGGTTCCAATACATGAACCCATTAACTAATTACTTGTTGGAACAGGCTAATCATAATTTTGAACAAGGTGATGCAATCTGTATCGAAGATGGTGTATTTTCATTAAGCAATGAAGACAACATTGGCAGATTTATTGGTACTGTAGTGTTTCCTGGCCCAGGACCAGATCAATTTATTCTACGACCAGCCAATGGTATCATTGACTTTGTTCCAGGGCTTCCTGGCAACGTGGGAGATTATATCTATCCTAGTTTAAATGGCACAGGCGATTTAACAACCAACGATAACAGTCGACGTCCAATTTACATGAAGATTGCTGATGCTATTACAACATCGACAACTGGTTCAGGCATAGACCCTACTGGTGCAGATGGTGACATAGTTGAAATTAATAGAGTTCAAGTTACATTGTCCAGCGGCAGTGGAACATATAATGTAGAAGATGCTGTTACGTTAATTAATGCACAAACAGCCGAACATAAAGTTACCGCAGTTAAAGTTGGTGCTGCCACTGAAGTTGTCAGTGACATAGCTGGTCAAGGCAGTGCCTATGGTATTATTGCCGGCTACACTCCTTTCAGCGCAAGTATCAACGGTGTAACAGTTAACTTCACAACAACTACCAGTGGTAGTGCAGCCTACGGCGATCCAGTTGTAGCTGATACCAACGACATGGTCTTTGACATTAATGCTGCCAAGATCACAGACATTGTTGCCAGTGTAGTCAACGGCAGCGATATTAAACTACGCCACAATGCAGGTGGCGCAATTACTATTGTAAATATTACACCAGATGTAAATGGTAATAACTTTGCTGGTACAAATTCTTTATCTAGTTTGCCAGAAAGCACACCTGCAAACACAACAACTTCTGCACTGCGATTAATGCGCTTGGATGGCGGTCCGTTAACTATACGAGACTTTGCTGGTTCATTTTTAGACACAGCAGGTGTGTTAAGCGGACAAAACGGTCGTTATGCACTGGGCTTAAACATTGAACAAGGTCTACGTTCTAGTGGCACTGCGGTGGTTGCAAATATCATGGCACGTAATGCATTAAATGCATTGGTCGGAGATAATTGCTATGTCATAGACGATGGCAATGGTGACTGGGCTACATTTACCTATGATGGACAACAATGGATTAAAGTCGGTGGCGAGCGAAGTGTTGCAACAGATGCAAGAACATTAGTATTAGATGTAGATTTAAGTACAACAACAGGCACACAGAGTATTGGGTTTATCACAGCAGACAGAACTGTTATTGGTGTTAGAGTATTGGTAACTACCACTGCTCTTTCAGATGCAGAAGTTACTGTAGGAACTAGAGCGAACACTTCGGCATTTGCACAGCCAAGAGATAGTATATTATCAGAAATTGGTCAGTATACTACTAACCCAGATTACAGAACAACAGCCTACACAGAAGTCGTAGCAGAAATTACTAATCCAACACCAGGTGCTGGACAGTTTACAATTATATTAACATACGTATAAGGATTTAATTATGCCAAAAATGGAAGAAGACGATATTATTGACACGGGTAGATTGCCGCAAATTGCCGCAACTAGAAGCCCGCCCGGACCAGAGAGTTCATTTGGCGGAGGATACTCAAGTGGCTCTAACTTTTCATCAAGCGGTGGTTCATTTGGTCCGGCAGCACCAAGTAACTTTGCATCAGCACCAGTTAACAATACCAGCGGACAGGCCGCAGGTGCAATGCATGCCGGTGGTGAATCCACAGTAAAGCTAGACAAAGATGCACAAGATTGGATCAACAAAAAATGGCGTCCAGTCATGGGCTGGATCTATATGCTGACATGTACCATGGACTTTGTTATATTTCCAATCTTATGGAGTTTGTTACAAGCTCTAAGCAAAGGTAGTGTAACAAGTCAATGGCAACCATTAACACTACAAGGTGCTGGATTATATCACATTGCCATGGGTGCTGTTCTTGGTATTGCGGCCTACGGTCGTACCAAAGAAAAAGTCGAAGGCAAAGCGTAAGTAGTTAACTATGATTATAGATGAATTTGACCACTACTTTAGATTATGCTTGGATAGAAAACTCTCAAGTGAAGAAGCCCGAGCATATCTAATGGTGGTCAATGAACTTGCTGATGTCGAACCAGATGATAACGACACTGTAATGGTCTATCATTTGGACGACAACGAAGGTGATGGCAATCCACATTGCTATGATGTTAGATTAGCCACAAGCATAGACGCAGAGCAGGGAGACCAAATCCTTGCCAGTCTAGAAGAAATGTTCCCCAATGATGACTTTGACTGTGAAAGCAGTATGGAAACAATTGAAGAACAAAGTTACTTACATAATGCCGTCTTGGAACAATTAAGTAAAAAATTATTCTAAATAACGAGCATGCCTTTTAAATAGTAGATGCAACGAGTCTGCGAACTTCCAATTTCTTTTACATTTGATCGAGTTTTAAAATTCGGCGAATTAACCGGAGATAATGGACCCGTACATAGTATCGATGGTGTTGTACAAGGTGGCTTTATTTTGAGTATGCTACCGCAATGGTTAAAAGATACCAGTGATGGACAGCAATTTATCAAAGGTTCGAAACAAGCTGTGAGCATAATGTTAGATGTTAAATTTAGAAATAAATTAAAAGCAGACCAACCTGCCTTTGTACAATTCACATATACTCCCAATGCAAAATTTACCAAAATCAATTGGAAAGTTTATGACGTTGAACGAGAATATTGTAGCGGAACTTGGATAATTCATAAATCTTGACTTAAATTAAAGTTTAGTATATAATATACTATGACTAAACGAATTGGTTTTGCTTGCAAATGGATTGACCACCCAGAACAAGTCGATGGGATTAAACCCAAAGACAATGCTAAAAGATATAACACTGGAACAACTACTATAAGTTGGCTTAACCGCCAAACTCGTGAAGTAGCGGAACAAAAGTTATGGGACTTGATGGTTCAAAACTTAGAAGCTACAAAATTATTGGTAGAAAGAGTAGGACAACTTGAAGAAAATCTTAGGATGGTGCGCCTTGGCAGTGATCAGCTTCCTGCTTATACTGAACCCAGCTGGAGTTACTTCTGGCGGCGTAGAGATGTTATGGACTACTGTAGTAGAGTTTTTTCGAACATTGGCAATGTTGCTAGGACTAATAATGTACGCTTGTCTTTTCATCCTGGCCAGTTTTGTGTACTTGCTAGTGAAACTCCTGACATTGTTGATCGTAGTATAGAGGAGTTTGAATATCATGCAGATATGGTACGCTGGATGGGATACGGAAAGTCGTTCCAGGACTTTAAGATTAATGTACACATCGCCGGAAGACGTGGGCCTGCAGGCATTAGGCAGGCATATAAGCGTCTTAGTGTAGAAGCACGTAATTGCCTTACCATCGAGAATGATGAAATTTCTTGGGGCATAGAGGATAGTTTAGAATTAGTGGATACTTGTGCATTAGTACTTGACGTCCATCACCATTGGATTAAAACAGGAGAATACATTGAAAATACTGATGATCGTATTAAAAAGATTAGTGATAGTTGGCGCGGCGTTCGCCCTGTTATTCACTATAGTCTCAGTAGGGAAGATTATCTTGTCGAACACACCCCACATGAACGTCCCGCCTACCATGCGCTAATGGATAGTGGCTATAAGCGTGGCAAACTTAGAGCACACAGCGACTTCTATTGGAATGATGCTGTGAATACTTGGGCACTGACCCATAATTCGTGGGCCGATATCATGTGTGAAGCCAAGGGCAAAAACATTGCCAGCTTTAAACTTGCGAGCTTGTTAAATGACTGATGAACAAGCATTGGCATTATATCGTGCAATGGAGTCGGAGTTCGGTGAATTGCCCAACTTTGAACATTATCCACGACAATTCATTTACTATTACAAACTTTTCAAATTAATTCAAAAAAATGCAAAGCCTATTTGATATTTTTCAAACTCCTAAATCTGGGATAAAACCTACATTGCAAAATATTGTAGATACAATCTACAAAGACAGCACGCCGGCTCAGGGACCTTGGATCGCCGGAGGCATGGGTAGACAAATTGCATTAGGTGAAAGTAATTTTGCTGATATAGATATATGGTTTAGTAATCCCAAGAGCTATGAACAATGTATGCTTAGGTTAAATGATACATTTGGTAATTATATCTACGAAACATTTAGCAGTGACAATGCTAAAACGTATACAATAGATGATTATAAAGTACAATTGATTCGTAGAGCGTATTATACTAGTGTGGACGATGTATTTGCTAACTTTGACTTTACCTGCTGTCAAATTGCAGTAGATGAGAATTTAAAAGCCTATGGGCCTGGAATTGAAGATGCTAAAAATTACGTGCTTAAATTAAACAAATTAGACCGTCATGGCTTTCTAGCTAGATACGCAAAATATGCGGGCTACAGCTATGTCATGCCCGCAGACGAATTTTTAGATATTATCAACAACGAGGAAATCAACTATGAATTTGACCCAACGGCTCTTGGATACTGAACTTGGTCAAGCCGCACTGATCAGTAAACTCAGCGGTCGACCTGCATTAGTGTTTGACGATATATTTGCTTGGAACGGCAAAGTCTTAGATCGTGCCACAGCAGTTGTGGCTTTGTTAAAAGTTTACAATTTTGTGCCAGTCAGTGACGGTGTTAAAATGGCAACATTTGAAAGATATTCAAATAGATTTGATTCTATCAAAAACAGTGATTACTTCATTGATATTTGGTTTGAAGATACTCGCGATGCTGCCAAAGAAGCAAGAATTTGGTTTAATAAACTTTGCACAGCAATTAAAGGCGACGTTATGGAATTGCCCAAAGAATCTGTTAAACAAATTTTGGTTACATTGCACAGCTAATTAGTGACCAACCACTAATAAAGTATGAGAAAAATGTTGCACTGCCGCATAAATAATGTTATAATAAACAATGACGTCTAAGAAGAGTCATATTATTACTTGCTTACATTAAGGAGAAAATTATGTTTACAGTAGATGCAACAATAGACACCGTCCAAGGTGCAAAGAAACAATTCGTTAAGACTTTTGTACAAAACGAAACAGCGGCCACAGCAATGAATGAGTTCATTGATGCTCAAGCCGAATACACAAAGAAAGCTGCCAAAGTTGGCATTGATACATTCACAGTATTGGCCAGCGAAACAACTAAAGCCATGCAAAATGCCATGAAATTTGACTACAACAAGTTCGGTGAAGGCATTATGAAGGCTTACACAGCTAACACAAATAAGAAATAATTAGATTTCACTTCGTGACTAGTCCTTGCTAAATAACATATTAGCAAGGATTTTTTTATGAGATTTAGCGAACTTACAGAACAACAAACATTAGACGAATTCCAATTGAATCCAACTGGTGTATTGGCCAGCATTATTCGATGGAGTGTTGAAAATCCAGCTGTGCTAGCGGCATTAGGTATTGCCGCTGGAGGTGGTGCATTGGCATTGACCAGTGGCACAGCCGCACTGGGTCCATTAATGGCTGCTGTTACTTCTATTAATGCAGGCCAAGGCGCATTAGGTTTATATAGTTTAGATAAACTTAAAGAGTTAATTCAACAAAATCCCAGTCAAGCAGAAGGTTATATTAAAAAGTTAATTTACAAATATGTAGGCGACCAGTCTGACGTTCAAGAATTTGAAAAACTACACGCACAAACAGCTTATAAAAGTGAAACAAAATTTCGTTGGAGGGCAGAAGAATGGCCAGTGACAATGGACAAGAAAGCCGCTGAAAGTTATTTAGAAAAGCATGACAAATATTGGTTGGATACTTACAATCAAGAACAAGCGCAACAGTCGGCTCGTCCCACAGAAGGTGTGGCGGAAGGCAGTGGACGAGATTCATGGGACAGCAATATGCCAGGATATCAAGGCGACTACGGCGGTGCTGAAAACTGGGGGCGCAGAGAACGCGAAGACGACGAGCATCATGAAATTGATCGTAGAATGGAACAAGAGCGTGAACGTCAAAATACGCAGGGCACTTGGTATGTGAGAGTAGACGGGCGAGTTATTCCAAAATCTTACACAGGAAAATCTGCTGCCAATGCAGCGGCCTTGGAATTTAAAAAGCAGCCAGGCAACGAAAATAAACTTGTTATGCTTACAATGAGGGAACAATAAAATGCGTTTAGATGAATTCTTAGACAATGATGTTCCAGAAGTCGGAGACATCTTAGAAGTAGAAATAGGTGACGAAGTTGTCGAAACTGTGATCACTGCCATAGACAATGGCGATTATATCTGTGAAACAGACAATGACTCAGGTATGTCATTGTTAGAAGCAGAGTATCATGGTCGCCCAGTTAAGCTAGGCAAGCCAATGCAAGGCGATGTTAAGAAGTTTAAAGTTTATGTTAAAAATCCCAAAACAGGTAAAACTGTTAAAGTAAACTTTGGCGATCCTAATATGCGTATTAAGAAAAGTAATCCTGCACGTAGACGTAGTTTCAGAGCAAGACATAACTGTGCCAATCCCGGACCAAGAACTAAAGCACGTTATTGGAGTTGCCGTAAGTGGTAACTTTGTCAGATAATGTGTTTGAACAAGATGGCTATTGGAGAAATCCAGTGGCCAAATTACTTTATGAACCCACATACGAAGATATTGAATTGTTTGATCAAAATGGCTACGATTTAACTAAATTAGAACAGCTCTTTGCCTATGGCAATTATGTTAAACCTAAAAAGCAACGTGAACATAGATTTGCAATTAAAAAAGACTGGCACACACAGTTTACTAAACTAGAAGGCGCAGTTCTAAATCACAGCAGTTTATTTGAACGCAAAGCCTATGCTGATGCCGCATTGGAACAATTACAACACTGGGCAGAAAAACTTCCACTAATATATAAAGTTATATCAATGAGACCAAAATGGGGATTAGACTTCTCTATGGACTATGTAGATAGGCAGGGTAATGCTTTTGAAATATTACACTGGGAATGGGATAGTTTTAACTACGATGAAATATCTGCAATCAAACAAGAAATAGAACCTATATTACAAAATATCAATTGGGAAGATGCCGCGAATAAATTGATTAAATACAAAGAGAAATGGCACCATTTAGATTTCTTTGCACAAAGCGATTGGAAGTGCAATTATTTCGGAGTACCGAAAGAACGATTCAAAATGGTTATATGGAAATAAAATGAAAAGAATTATATCAATACTATTACTGTCTATATGCACAGTAGCAAGTGCTCAAACTGCACCTAAAGAAAAGCCAATGGTCATATATGACTGGAAAATAAACCGTGTTGTAGATGGCGACACTGTGGAAGTTGCCACACCTTGGGTACCGGATCCATTGGCCAAGAAAATGAGCATTCGTGTATTCGGCGTTGACACTCCAGAAAAAGGTCACAGAGCGTTATGCCCTAGTGAAGCACAACGAGGCGAAGCTGCCACAGCATTTACTAAGAAAGTTATCACTGAAAGTAAAACAGCCCGTGTAGCAGTATTAAGCTGGGACAAATACGGTGGCCGTATGCTGGGCGATATTATTTTAGATAATAATGTTAGCCTACGTGGTTTGTTGATCAAGAACGGCTTTGCCCGTGAATACTACGGTGAGGCCAAACAAAGCTGGTGCAACTAATGAACCCCAATGACTATCCAGTGTGGCCCGAAGATGATGGAACGGACACTAAAAGAAATCCTTACAGTCCTGTATGAAGGGCTTGCTTTGATAATACTATATGGCAATAATCCATCGTGGCATTACAAATTTAGAAGCTAAAATAAGAGAAACTCTGTCAGTGCCACAGAGTTTCTTTATGTTTAAAGGCGGAAGTGGCGGAGAATTTTTAACTCATCAACTTGATATTTTTTCCAATAAATTTAAAAATCAAAAATACGATCTAATTATAAACCAGGAAATTAATAGAACTGTACTAAAATACCCCGAATTTTATAATATAATAATTAGTTCGTGTCCTTCCGATACACCCAGTTATAATCCCAAAGAATATAATAAAATTGATATAGAAAGTTCGCTGGCTACAATTTTTAATCAACGCTATAATAAGCAACAATTAAATGACATACTCACTGAAGTTGATGAATATTTAAAGAACTGTAAAAATCCATTATTTAGATCGCACACAATTATAAATCAATATTTTAATAACAAAACTTATTATTTGTTTCAAGATAAACAAGTATGGTTTAAGTATGCAAATATACTGTGTTCATTAAAAAATACAATGGCTGTTGATATGATTAAACATCATCAAGAAACAGAGAAACACCGCAATAGTATAGAAATATTTAATATCGATGCTTATTTAGAAGAGATCGATAAATTAAATGTCAGCAGAATACCTTTACTAACCGTTATGTCTATTTTTAACCGGTATATTTCCAAAGAATTTAATTCTCCCCGTGAATTAATTAATTCAAGTGTTAAAGATTTATTCAACAAATATGAAAATAAATTATATGGCGACTACGAAAGTCACGTATTACAATGTAATTTTGTTTGCAATGAATTTTATAATTATAAACAAATTGATTTTTCAAAATGTTTTAACAAGGGCTATTTGGAAGATATATTTGAAATAAATTCAAATCAATTTTACTACTACTTTAGAATATGGCACGAAAAAAACTTAGAATTAATGTCTGCCCATGGTTTTGATTTTAAAGAATTTGTGGTTTAATTGTTTGTCATAGAATAAAGAATAAAGTTATTAAATAATATCATGAAATTACCTAAACGAATATTTTTTACTGGCGTACCAGGAAGTCGCTGGAGCGGTGTATCACAAATTATTGAACGACTAGACTCTTTTAATAAAACGGATCGCACACCTGAAAGATCATATGAACATGTTAGTTTTGCTGTGACCAATGGTTTTCTCGAGAATAAGAACCACAAGGGATCACACAAAGGTGCATATTTTGGTCCTGGCATGGAATTTGATGCAAAATTAGATGCCGACTATATAGATCGAGCCTGGGAAAAAGACAGTAAAGGTGTTAAATTAGTCAAGAGTCATCACTGGGCATATCAACTCAATGATATTAAAAAAGCATTTCCCGATGATTGGATTATAGTAGTTTTTAGAGACAGCACCGAAAGCTTTGACTGGTGGAAAACCACCGGTGGTTTCGAAATTAAATATCCCTGTTATGATGCTTATAAAGACGACGAAACCATGCGAAAAGAAATTGACGCACAGAACAAAGCTATTTTAGATTTTGTCCAAGAACATTCATTGACCCTTGAACCATTTTCTACTGCATGGGTAAAAGAAAATTTAGGCCGTAGTGTGGGAGACGTCGGTACTAAAGTATTTGATTCCACAATAGCAATATTAAAATGAAAAGGGATCATGTCTGGTATATCAAGTATGCCAGCGCCATTGTTATTCTCTGTGCAATGGTATTGCACGTCTTGGGAATCACACCCTGGAACAGCCTAGTGCAAATGATAGGCGCCACAGGCTGGATATATGTAGGCTATAAATGGCGGGAAAAAGCACTTATGCTTAATTTTATCCCGCAATTTTTTATTATTATTCCTGGCCTATTCTATCTTTATTACAAATAATTATTTTTTTGTATAAACAAAGTACAGTCTGTCGTTGGCGTCTTTCTTGAAAGCGTCTAGATTTAAATTGTACTTTTCAGCAAATTCACTGGCGATTTCAAAACTCCAATCAAATATGTCAACGTATGGACCTGTTTTGTGAGTAATACCGGGATTGGCACGTAGATAAAATTTTCCGCCCTGTTTTAACAAACTCACACAGTGACTAAATCGTGATTCAATTTCATCTTTGCTGTTAAAGTTAATACTACCCAGGGCCATGATGACATCATGACTCTCTGGTTTTACTTTATAGTCTAAGATATCTACTTCATAGTCAGCACAATTATTGTAGGGATCGATACCAATCAAATTCTGAATACGTCCCTTGAACGGATGATATCCACAACCCACATCCAACACTTTTTCTGGATTTAGTTTGTTGATTTCTTCTGCTAATTCCCAGCCAGTGTGCTCATAGTCACCTGTACGTGGTTTCCAAATCTCAGCAAAGAAACGATGTGTATAACGTTCATTTAAATCTGCGGTAATTGCTTTTAATGTACCGATATAATCACAGGGTAGACCTAATTCAATGTCCACTGTGTCTTTGAATTTTCGGTAGCGAGCTGGCGTCCAGGGCAAGTCCTGAACAATGGTATTTTCACCGATACTATCAGAAATTTTCTGATACTTGGGTAAATTAAATGCTAGTTGCAGATTTTTTTGCAAAAGGTTAAAAATTTTTGTATTCATAGTAAATTTTTTGATTATCCTTGATAAATAAAAGTTGTAATACAGTATATAGTGTCGAGATTCACTATTTTAATAATTAAAGGACATATTTTATGAAAAAAATATTAGCGATATTAGCTCTTGTTCCAGCACTGGCATTTGCCTGGGAACCAACTAAACCAGTTACCGTTATTGTCGGTAATACTCCAGGCGCTGGCAACGAAATGGCTTTCCGCAAGCTGGCAGAAATTGTACAAAAGACCAACCCAAAGTTTGTTTATGTTGTACAAAACATTCCTGGCGCAGACAGTGTCATTGCCAACAACAAGGTACTAGAAGCTGCCGCTGACGGCTACACAATCAATCTACCAAGCCACATGAGCAGTTATGTAACCAATGATATCTGGCAAAAAGACATTAAAAAATACAACTACGACAGCTTTGTAGATGTTCTGACCATGGGCAAAAGTCCACTAGTATTGGTAGCACATCCTAGTAGCGCAGTTAACACTCCGCAGGATTTTGTCAAGCTGATCTCCACAACTACCAAGCCTATCAATGTGGGCACAGGCGGTGGCGCACATCGTACTGCCTATGAATTCTTAATGGAAAAAGGCCGTGGTAATCGTGATCTAGTCAAGCCAATCAAATTCAATGGCCCACTGCCAACAGTGACCAGCGTGGCATCATTTCAACCTGGACAAGCAGGCACAGAGTTTGGTATCATGCCCATTGCAGTGGCCAAACCACTGGTAGACGCAGGCAAGGTAAAAGCCATTGGATTCACAGGCACACAGCGTATGGCACAATTTCCCAGCGTTCCATTACTACGTGATGTAGCGCCTGGCATTAACGTATATGCGGCATGGTCAATACAGTTGCCACCCAACACGGAGAAAGAAATTACTGCATGGTATCAAAAGACTTTTGCAGCCGCTGTTCGTAGTAAAGAATATGCAGAATGGCGTGAAGCACAAGTGGTATTTTATGCTGAAGATGAATTGACTCCTGCAGGATTGAAAAAGCACATGGATGAACTACGTTCAGCATTTATTCCTGTACTAAGTAAAATTGATTTAAGCAAGGAATAACTTTGAAATATATTTTCGTAGCCGGGGCTCCAGGAAGTAAATGGAGCTCCGTAGTTAAAAACATTTACTACAGTGCAGACATCGATCGCAGTGATTATCGCGATGAGTGGACTTATTATCATGATGCCAGCGGTAAAACAGAACTCATGCACTTGGGTGCATATTTTGATCCTGGCATGGTAAGTTCACTGCCAGAAGATTTAACAACATTAAATCGCGAACAATTAGAATCTATATTTGAACAACCATTTCAATTTAAAGAATCCAAGGGTACGCGAATTATTAAAAGTCATGTGTTCTGCAATCACATTGAACATCTGCGAAAATTGTTTCCTGAAACTCCCATTGTAATTGTACATCGCAGTGATGATAGTTGCTTGGGCTGGTGGGTTAAATGTGGTCACTTTGATATCACTTATCCCGACTACTTTGAATATTACAAAGATTTAAAGAACATGGCTCAAATTATTAAAAGACAAAATGCAGATATTCTATCTGCATGGTGGAAATATCGTGGCCGAGTCGTTGTAGATAATTTACAGTTAGCACAAGCATTAAACATCACTGCGCCACCTAAAGAATACGCACAAGACTATGCAGTGTCAGATGTGCGTGTTATGGTAATATGAACAAGTATCATGTTAGATTCAATACCAAGCACACTGATGGGGTATTAGTCTGGCGCATATTTGAAAATGGTGTAGAACATTTGGCTTCAGATGTTCGCATCATCGGAGAAACATACACTGAGTGTACACAAGAGCATGGTGAAACTAAATGGAATATCAGTTGTCGTGGCAGAATGGTATGGGTTGATCAAGTTGCTGTTATTGTAACTGGAAAGGATTAATTAAAATGTCAAAGACTATGTTAATTATAACAGGACCGCAGGGTTCAGGCAATCACTTGTTCAGCAAAATATTTGCACTACACAAAGACGTCTATGGTTGGAATAAATTATTAGACACTTATTGGATAGCGCACAAAGATGAACCATTTGCTGAACACTGGAATAATCCTGAATTGTTGAAAACTTTTGATTGGAGTCAAAGTGATTATTACGTGACAAGTATTAGCTGTCCATATCACAATATAGATATTCCTACAATTCCCAATTACCAACAATTTATTGCCGGTTTACAAGAACTAAACATAGAAGTAAAAATAGCAATCATCGGACGTGATCAAAATATACTTAAAAGTCAACAACAGAGAATTAGAAATAGAGTGTCATTAAATGATTTTCTAGATCAATTAAATTATCTTAACACTTTAGATCCTATATATCTAAGTCAAGAATTATTGTACTTGTACAAAGAACATTATGTTACTAACATGGCTAAATTATTAGCGTTCCCCGTAAATGGCAATGATTCAAGGATTGCAGAGATACTTAAATCTGATGCAAATAGTAAATACATTAACGACATTGAAATTCAAGAACTGGATAAATTTGTCAGAAAGGTCAGTTTTATAAAATGAAAAGTAGCTGGGACACAACCAAAGAAAAAAGTAGTTATCACTTTGACGATCAATTCGCACATGACGAACGCTTTGATACAGTAATAAATTTAGGACAGATCAAGCCTTGTTGGGATCTAGAACTCCAAGAGATTATTGCCACAGCAAAACCTGCAACATGGCGCACTCGAGGATATAAAGGCGAGGGTGTAGAAGCTCCACGTGAAGATCAAATTGCCGAAGAATATGATTTAACTCGAATAGGCATGGATGCAGACGTAACTATTACACACTTAAATTGGGCTATACCTCCTGTGTTACGTCAAATTACAGAATTGTTTGCATTAGATGATGTCATGGAACGTATTCACGTACAAATGCCCGGCGAAGTTTGGAATCGACATTTAGACAAATTGCAAAAATGGTGCCCAGAAGATCCCAGCAAAATATTGCGAGTTATGATTCAATTAACTGATTGGCAACCAGGGCAGTTCTGGGAATACGGAAACTATCATCATAACAAATGGCGTGCCGGTGAAGTTACTACATTCGACTGGGCAAATGTTCCGCATGGCACAGCAAATTCAGGACATAGTCCTAGAGTAACATTTCAACTAACAGGTGTAAAAACTGTTAAAACTGAAGAATTTTTAAATATATTAAAACAACAAGAATATAAATTATGACACAACGTATATTAATCATGGGTTTGCCTGGCGCAGGTAAAACTTATTTGGCTCAAGCACTTAAACAATACCTCGAAACCAACGGTGATTTATTAAAAGTTAATCCCGGTCGAGTAATGAACTACGAAGGGATACCGGATCCTAATTTTATGCGAGTGGGAGTAGATTGGTTTAATGCTGATGATATTCGTAAAAAATACAACGACTGGGACTTTAGTAAAGAAGGTCGCATACGTCAAAGTTTACGTATGTTCCAATTTGCCATAGAATGCACAGGCGAGTTTGTTATCTGTGATTTTGTTGCACCATTGGTTGAAATGCGTAATAACTTTAAAGCAGACTGGACTATCTGGGTCGATACAATTGACAAAGGCCGTTACGAAGATACCAACAAAGCATTTACGCCGCCCGAAGTATATGACTTTCGTATAACTGAACAAAACGCTGAAAAGTGGGCAGAGTTTATCGGAGAGCACATTTTATCTAATCGTAGACGTCCTGAGTTTGATTGGAAAAAAGAAACTGTACAAATGCTGGGCCGTTGGCAACCATGGCATGATGGACATCGTGCGCTGTTTGAACGTTTGTTGGCTAAGACCGGACAAGTAATTATTCAAGTGCGTGATGTACAAGGTTGGCAGGGCAGCAATCCCTTTGAAGTAGAAAAAGTCAAAGGCTTTATCCGTCGTGATTTAGATCCACTGTATCAAGGGCAATATGAAATACAAGTTGTTCCTAATATCGTACACATTGGCTGGGGTCGTGGTGTGGGTTACACTGCCGGTGAAGAGACTTTTGACAAAAGCATAACTGATATCAGTGCCACTAAAATACGCAAAGAACTCGGACTTGACTGATCAATATACTGAATACGGAGAAAAATTAATGAACTTTGATAAAAATTCCTACGAGTTATGGAATAGTTTGAAAACCGCCGATCCGGTTCCTTATAATGGATTTAACGGTCTCTATGAATTTTGTAAAGCAACAAGTTTATACAATTTTGACAAGAGTGTACCTGTGGAGTATGAGCCACCTTTGGTTGTTCCTATATGTCAATTTCGCGGTGACTGGATCGAAGAGATTCGAACAATGACTGAGCAGACATTTCCTGCTACTTTTGACTATCGTTCTGAATCTCGCAGAGATAATAATAACACCATGGAGTACAATGATTTTAAACGATGGGGTTACAATGTTGACGGCGAAGGATCATATACTATATTAAACAGAACTCGACATGCTAAATTAACACCAACCTTGCAAAAAATGGCAGATGTTTTTAAATTTACTCATCCTGCACACACTGGCCGAGCAGCACTGCCAGAATATGGCGGAGCAGGTCCTAATATTAAATTTGACGTACAAAAGCCAGGACAAATGTTTTACTGGCACTTGGACAACTTTGGCGGAATTTTAAAACAACAAAGAGATGACTACAACAAATTTGCTGAATGTGACTACGATCAAAGAAAATTAATGCGTGTTATTATTTTTTTAGAAGATCAACAAGAAGGTCAAGTATGGAAACAGGGCGACGAGTTTCTTACTTGGAAAAAGGGCGATTGTATCACTTGGCCATGGCGAGATATTCCACACGGAACAGCAAATTTCAGTCACGGTAATAGACCAACGCTTAACGTTACTGGCAGAGTTACCGAAGAAACTCTCGAGTTTTTAAAAACTTGTCCGAAGATTATTGAGGTTTAAATGTCAACATTAAACAATGATATTTCTAATTTCTTTCATGTAGATGAAGAAAAAAGAAAAAGAAAAGAACTACAGGGCAAAGAATTTTCAAAAGGAAAAATACACAAGTATGAAAAATGTGGCACGGAAACTATAGAATTTGTAAACAGCCTCAATCCTTTATTAGTATTGGATCTGGGCTGTGGCGATAATCAATATAAAAATTTTATAAAAAATTTAATTGGAATTGATTTAGTAAATGACGCAGCCGACATTAAGACAGACATTTCTGTAATTCCGTTTGATGATAACTCTGCTGATGTTGTTCTATGTTTTGGAAGTATTAATTTTGGTGATAGATCTGTTATACAAAAACAATTACTAGAAGTAACTAGAGTTCTTAAACAAGGTGGGTATGCTATATTTCGTGGAAACATGAAAGATCACAATGACATCAAAGATATGTATTATGGATGGAATGCAGAAAAAATTGCAGCTTGGACTGAAGAACTAAATATGACATTACATGAAGGACCTGTGCAGATTACAAGAACAAATCGTCAAGGTGAAAAAGATCTTGATTGGACTGATCGAGCGGCAAAACGTAGTAACACTGAAAAAAGAACTCCTCATAGACTATTTTGGATATGGAAAAAATAACAGAATAGTCTGTGTAAAGATTTCAATGAACACTCTACCTTAGGACCTTTGCGTTATAAGAGTGTAGGCGGCTGCTGCCTAAAATGTAAGTTACGCCAGACTTCATTTAAAGTGAGCATTAATTTTGGATATTATGTTTACAGAAAAAGTTACTTGGGTGCATCACTGGAGTGATCGCACATTTAGTTTTAAATGCACTCGCAGTACAGCATTTAGATTTGTTGCCGGAGAATTTGCCATGATTGGTTTAATCATCGATGGCAAGAGAGTTGTCAGGGCTTATAGTATTGTTAGTCCTCCTTGGAGTGAGGAACTGGAATTTCTTAGTATTAAAATACAAGACGGTGAATTAACCAGCAAACTACAGCACATAGAAGTTGGCAGTGAAGTTGTTGTCATGCCCAAATGCACTGGTACATTAGTCAACAGCGCATTAACACAGGGAGGAGAATTATGGATGCTGGCCACAGGCACAGGGCTTGCTCCTTTCATGAGTTTGATCAGAGATTTAGAAACACTAGAATCGTGGACGAAGATTCATATTGTCCATAGTACTAGACATTCCTCAGATTTAGCGTATAACGCAGACTTAGTAACAGCATTTAAAGATCACCCTCAGGACGGCGAATTGCATGACTTGGTTGATTCTGTGTTAGAATATCATCCTATACTTACAGGGCAGAGTGAACCCAGAATCGGCTATCAACTAGCCACAGGCATGCTAAAGATTAACACTGACATAGACAAAATAATGTTATGCGGCAATTTAGAATTTAATCATCAAGTTAGTGATTGGTGCAAAGCTCGGGGTATGACAGAAGGAAGTCTCCGTGAGCCAGGAACATTTGTAGTAGAAAGAGCATTTGTAGAAAAATGAAGACAGCAATCGTAGTTAATGGAATTTGTAGGCAGACATTAGTAGCTTCGATGTCATGGGACATATTTCCTTTTGAAACCGATTGGTATCTTAGTACTTGGGATTATACGCAAGAAACATATTTTCCAGAAGTTACTTTAAGCAAAAAAGAAATTGATAATATTAGACATTTATTTAAACATATAGAAATAAACGACTATGAAGAATACTTCACAACGTGTATACTTAGTGGGCGTGTTAATCCAATGTTTCGAAGTTTTAAATTATTAGATTCTATTAGAAATACTATTTTATCGCAGGGTTATGAACGTGTTATAGTATTCCGGCCTGATCTATATTTACAAGCACTGGAAATATTAGATGACAGTGATTTCGACGTCAGTAATAATACTGTTAAAATTTTAGGATCACATGCTCCGGACGACTATTACAGTATAAGAAAACAAAAATCAGATGATTTATTTTTTGCAATGCCAATTCATATTTTTGAAAAATATGCTAATTTAGATTTTGTAAAAGATATGGATAGAAAATTTAAATATTCAGGTGATATACACAAATTTACATATCATTTCTTTACTTCATTGGCAACTAAAGTAGAACCTATAACAAAAATGAAATCCGCATTAGTTAGAAAAGAAGCAGAAAATTACTATATTCAACATAACAACATAGATTTTGATAAAATTGCAGATATTTTTATAGAAGTATATATTAATAAAGATTTAAAAGGTATAGGTAAATTTTGGAATCAATTCAATAAGATAGTAATTCAAAGACCCGACATGGATAAAATTAAAATATCACAAGACACTGGTGGAATTTTGAAATTAAGGAAACAATGAAAACATTGATATTAGTAGCCCTCCCAGAGGAATTAGATAAAAATTTAGTAGACTGCCCTGTTGTTTATACAGGTGTTGGTGTATCAAATGCCGCCATGCATGCCACACTGGCGATAATGCAACATAGACCTAACTTAGTTATCAACTACGGCAGTGCTGGCAGTTTAAAAGGTATCACAGGATTAAACAGTGTCACTAGTGTTTGTCAACGGGACGCTGATTGTAGTCCACTGCGGGAACGTGGATATATGCTGGGTGAGAATGTACTTTACTATCACAGCCAAGAAGTTGGCGTAAGAGTAGGCTCGGGAAATAACTTTGTCACAGATCCAGATCAATGGACACTAGATCATTGTGACTTAGTTGACATGGAATTATGGAGTATTGCCAAAGTCTGCGAACATGTTAAAATACCATGGATCAGCCGTAAATGGGTCAGCGATAATGCTGACGGAGAAGCTGGCGCTACCTGGGAAGATTCTCTTCTAGCAGGACAAACAGAATTCATCCACTGGTTTAAAAATTCCAAATTTGCTAAATAGTAATATAAAGTTTGGAGACAAGTATGACTATACAATACATTGCAGGACCCAGAGGCTTACAAGGCCCTACAGGACCAAGAGGCTCTCAAGGTTCAAGAGGACCGCAGGGAATTCCTGGACATTCAGGCCAAGTAGGTCCACGTGGACCTAGAGGATTTCAAGGAGCTGTTATAGAGACAGACGGTGGTTCAGCATCATCAATATTCTCAACAAGTGATATACAATTAGATGGGGGCAACGCAAATGGCTAATAAAATGCAAATTAGAAGAGACACAGGGGCAAACTGGACTAGTACAAATCCAACACTGAGTCAAGGCGAAATGGGCTATGAATTGAACACTGGTAAACTTAAAATCGGCAACGGTGTCGATGCTTGGGTAGATTTAGATTACTTTGATGATCAAAATGGTAGTTACAATGATTTGCGTGACTTGCCTTTCTCCGATCCACCAAACGTCAGCGACATTGCCAACGCTGCCAGTGAAACATATGTTAACAATGCTATCACAGCATTAAAAGCAGGTGCAGGAAGTGCATTAGATACATTAAACGAACTTGCAACAGCATTGGGTAATGACGCTAATTTTAGTGCAACAATGACTACACAATTAGCTTTAAAAGCAAATAGTTCATCTTTATCTGTGGTTGCTACCAGCGGCGCATACAGTGACTTATTAAACAAGCCAGTATTGTTTGACGGTGCTTATAACAGCTTAACCGGCAAGCCAACGCTATTCAGTGGTGACTATGACGACTTGTCAAACAAACCTGTGTTATTTGACAGCGATTACGATAGTTTGTCAAATAAGCCTACACTATTCAGTGGTGACTATGACGACTTAACTGGCAAGCCTACACTATTCAGTGGTGACTATGATGACTTGACACACAAGCCAACATTGTTCAATGGACAATACACTAGCCTAACTGGCCGTCCTACTTTGGCAACCGTAGCCACAAGTGGTGCTTATGCTGATTTAAGTGGTGTTCCACGTATTCCAGTATACGCCGATGATACTGTAAGAAATGCCGCAATACCTAGTCCTGCACAAGGAATGATGGTATTAAGCAACAGCATATTACAAGTATGGAATGGTAGTACATGGTTAAACGTTTAATATAATTAAACAACAAGCCCACTAAGTGGGCTTTTTCACCACTTAAATTTGTTGACATTGTTATGATGTTAATGTATAATTCTAGTATACACATATGTTTGATTAGCGCGGGCTAATCCCTATTGAGGCTGTACAGGTTGTGCTGTGCCGTTGGATTCTTAGGTTGTGTACGTCAGGAACTAACGAAAGGTTCTAAAAGATTGCGGCTCTGTGAAAAAGATACATCCGCAGATATTTACAATTTCGCTGTATGGGATTGTGAAATCACCGCTGACAGTCAAATCTTGAGTAAGGGGTACAGGTCAACCGCCTCTGTTGCACTAGCAAATCTCATCAATACAGTATGAAAACAGAACTCACGAAATGTTTTTATTTTTTGCCGGGCAACGGCAAATTATGACTCGAATCTACGAAATATTAAACCAGTGTTAAATTACAATCCAAAACAATAAAGAGAATAGAAAATTGTTTCGAATACGTAGTATGAAGAAACAATGTGCGTAGCACATACTAAAATGCTTGTAATATATGGATAACTACGACTGGATAAATAATTCTATGTTAATAGAAGAAATAATCGACGAATATAGAGTAATGTCCAGACGTTACGATCCAACGGCTCACATTGACGACGGGAATCGTAACAAATCAAAATTCAAAAAAGTTAGTACTCCATTAACTGATTTCGAAGTACGTTATAGAGATAGTGGCAAATATCACGATTATTTTTTATACAGTAAAGAAACAGGTAAGTGCGTTGGTTTGTTTACTATTGAAGATAATAAAGGTAGATACAAAGGTGCTAAACCTGGCATACGAGCAGTTACACCGCATATGGCGTTGGCTCCTGAAGCACAACGACAAGGCATTAGTACACTGGCATATACCACTTTTTTACGTGGTGGACCATGGATATTTGTAACGGACGAACACACAAGAGCCGCATCAAAATTATGGGATAGTATTGCTACAGGAGATATTATTAGTTTTTACGTAGATGTTGTTACACAAGAAAAAGTTGATACTCCTGGTAATCATGGTCTTGATATAAGAGTGTTAGGTCCTAAAGACAGGTTCATAAAAGCAATTATGTAAAAGCACATACTAAGACTTGTAATATATAGATAGTTGTAACTATCAGATAAATATTCATAATTACAGGAGATCCTATGTCAGCAGATAACTTTGGCGCCTTAGGCGCAGACTTTTTTATAAAAACATTCAACAAAGGCTCGTTAATGAGCCAGTCAGATCTAGATCAACTCATTCAATATGTACAATTAACCACAACTATTATGGCCGTAGGAGAATTTACTCCTGGTGTGCAAGACAGTGTTTGGATGATTCTTGAACGTGTAGATGTGCCATCAGCACCAGGATACACAGTAACTAATAACACAGATGTTACAATGACTTCCGGTGGCATGGTAACTATAGATTCAATACCGTGGACAAAGGTAACAGGCAAGCCAACATTATTTACTGCCAATCAAACATTGAACACAAGTGACAGTGTATCATTTAATCGATTGACTGTCACAGGTGCTTCAGGCATCGAAGGTGGTGAAATAGAACTTGCTAAAGCACCAACCAGTACTCTTGCTGGAAATGTTGTTATTGATGTCTATGAGAATAAACTAAGATTTTTTGAAGGTGGTGGAAATGGCAGAGGATTCTACTTGGATCTTACAACAGGCGCCAATAATACCAGCACTAACATTATGTCTAGTGGCGGCGGAAGTGATCACGAAGCCTATGAAATTACTAACACAAGTCCAGAAGGCTCGACATATTCAGTTAGCGTAGGCACTGATGGTGTTGTTACTATGACTACTGCTCGTGGCGGCATTGAGTTCGGTGCCATGCCAGAAGTTGGCGGACCTTCACACTTACACATCATGCGTCCAGCAGGTCAAAATTCGTCAACTGATTTGTACTTTGGTGATGACTACAACTATGTTAAGATGCCAGGACTTTATGGATCAAATCCAACTACACAACAAGGTGTTGAAATTGGTTCCAGTCTCAACGAAGGCGCAGTAAGTGTATGGAAGTTTGGCACAGATGGTAACTTAACACTACCAGTCGGTGGAGACATTTTAGACAGCACCGGCACTAGTGTATTAGGTGGTGGAACTACATTGCCCACCGATGCCAGCGGCTACTTGGTCAATGACGGTGCTGGCAACTTGTCCTGGGCCGCAGGCGATGGCACATTCAGTGGTGACTACGATGATTTAACCAACAAGCCAACAATCCCTGCAGATGTCAGTGACTTAACTGATACTACTAGTCTATTAGGTGCAACTTGGCCAGTACTGAATACAATAGGTAGCGATGGTCCGCAAGATGTAGCCATTGGTTATAATGCTCACGAAACATTTAATCCAACTCTAGGAATGGGAACTGTGGCCATCGGTGCCCATGCTGGCAGAACTAGTCAAAGTGGAAATGGTGTAGCAATAGGTTGGCAAGCGGCTCAATTTAATCAAGGTACAAGTGGTGTAGCAATAGGCTATGCCGCTGGACAACAGGATCAAGGAGCCAACGCAATTGCCATTGGTCCGTTTGCTGGTAATCAATATCAAGGTGCTAATGCTATAGCTATTGGTAACAAGGCTGGCTACAATGGAAATGGCGTTGCTCAACCTGCTAACACTATTTTTATTAATGCCACAGGTTCTGAAATGGGAGGTGTTCCAGCACAAACAGATAGTTTTTATGTAAATCCAATTAGAAGTGATGACAGTCCAAGTAATGTATTATATTACAATACAACTACTAAAGAAATAACTCATGGTACAGCCCCAGGTGGCGTTACTTCTTATAACGATTTAACTGACAAGCCTGTATTGTTTGATGGCAACTACAATAGTCTAACTAACAAGCCAACATATAGAATAGCTGTGACAGGTAGTACAGGCGGTCCGTTTGGCTCGAACTTGCAAGCAGATTCGTTGGCACTGGCTGGTCTTAACCCCACTGAAAACATACCTTCAACCTATGGTGGCGATTTGATACTTCAAGGTGGTGTAGGTGGCGCCAACAACGACTTATACGGTGAAGTTAGAATCAAAAGCGGAACTATTGGTGCGAACTATGAATGGCACTTTACCACTGATAAGAAAATTAAACTACCAGCTGGTGGTGATATTGTTGACAGTACGGGTGCAAAAGCATTTGTTTCTTTGGCTACTCTCAAACAAGTTGTTGCGGCCAGTACAGACTTTGCTGATTTTCAAACTAGAATTGCAAACATGCAATGATATTAGCACAATGAAAAAGCCCCGCAAGGGGCTTTTTTACGACTATAATTTATATCAATTAAATGTATTATTTCTAATAAATACTAGTTATATATTGGAGTTAGTATGATATTAAATGAAGGCGGTAATGTATTTGCAGATGCTACGCCATTTGACCATAAAGACGTTCCTGTTATTCTAAAAACAATTAACGGCGCATTACAGGGCACTGGCATTACAGTTATACCAGTTGGCAGTGCTGCCACACCCAAGCATGGACATCAAAGTGGCGACATGGACGTACTAGCAGATGAAGCCGCAGTAATGTCTTATTTCAATGCCAAGGATGCTAAAACAGCACGTAAGGCATTAAATGATTATATTGCTCAACAAGGTCTGGCCACAGCACAAACAGGTATTAATGTTCATGTGAATGTTCCTGTGGGTCGAGCACATCACCAAGTCGACATCATGGTAACTGCCAATGCACCGCAGATTGCTAAATTTCATACACACGATATTCCAAAAGGCAGTCCTTATAAAGGTGTAAACAAACAATTATTAATGGCCATGCTGGCCAAAGACAAGGGCTATATGTGGAGTGCTTGGCAGGGATTATTTGCCCGTGATGGACTGGGTAAGAAAGCAGACTTTGTCACAGATGACTTAGCCAAGATAGCGGAGATTTTAACTGGCCGAAGTGATCCGGCAGTATTGGGTAGTGTTGAAAGTATATTGGCAGCATTACCACAACAACAGGCCGCAGAATTATTAGCACGTGGTCGAGCAGATGCTAACTGGAAAGAAGTTAAACAAGAAAGCAGAGTCGGTACTAACGAATGGTTCCGTAACATGTTAAACCGACTATGAGATTATTAGAACTAAAAGAATTATTAGAAGCCGTAGATCCTCGACTAGGGCGAGCATTTAATCACTTAGAGGATCTTGTATTCTTTTATGGCAGTCAAGGTACTATCGAAGCATTGGAACATTTAAAGGATATGAACACAGAGCAAGGTAGTAGTAGTGTTCGTATGAAGTGGGATGGTAATCCTCAAATATATTGGGGTCGTGAGAACGGTGTATTTGTTCCTCCGCATGGACATGCTCAATGGAGCAAAGGTGTTATGCCACAAAGCGGCGAAGATGTGGCCAAGTATATCATGAGCACAGGCAAAGCAGTTACTCCAGAAGAAGTTGCCGCACGTCAACAGTTTGCTGATAAATTTGCCGGCCTAGCACCATTGTTTGAACCTGGCACTCCTAAAGACTTGGATGGCAATAATACATTTTATGTATATGCCGATGCGTTATTTTTAAGCCCGCCAGAATTAAAGGACGGAGTATATACATTCTGTCCCAATCCCAAAAGCCAAACATGTTATCATGTACGAGCAGACAGTGAACTAGGTCGTAGAATTGCCAGTGCAGAAGTCATGGTTGTCGGACATGCTTATTTTACTGAACACGGTGCACCTGATTCAGCTCAAATTCCTATCAAAGACTTTACAATGTTTAATGCTAATCCTAGACTAATTGTATTGGGTCCAATATACAATGTAGCACCAGTTAAGGTTGATACTACAATGATTCAACAAGTAGAGAATCATATCAAGCAACATGCAAATAAAGTTGACGCATTCCTACAAGGTGTACCTGGATTAAGCGACTTAAAGCAGATCATTTATAACTATGTAAATCAAAGTGCCAAAGCAAAACAATTAGATAGTATCAGCACACAGCATTTCTTTCAATGGATGACTACTAAAGTTAGCGCACCAAAGCAGGCAAAGATCAAAGAATTAGATTCTGCACAGGGCAATGTATTAGAAGAGATATTTAAAATTGTTCGTGCTATACAAATATTAAAAGACAATGTCATTGACCAAATTGAGTCAGGACCCCGAGCAGATATCTGGGACACCAACGGCGAAGGTCGTGTGCGTTATGCAGATGGAAATAAACAATTCGGCAACGTGAAGTTTGTGCCAAGAAAGCGTTGGACACCACAATGAAAATAAACGAATTAGATACAGCAAAACCAAAGATCAATGCAAAGCAATTGCCTGGTTATGATAGTTCAAATCCATTACACTCTACTTGGAGTCGTGTATTCAGTAGACAAACATATGAAGCAAAAAGAAAAGGCTTTCCTGTAAATATAACAGCAGCCGATGCATGGGAAGTTATTAATAAACAAGGCTGGAAATGTGCTTTAACTGGAGTGGCGTTTGTTCCAGCAGGTGCTGCCAGTCCAAATCAAGCTAGTTTAGATAGAATAAATTCCAACCAAGGTTACATACATGGTAATATTCGCTATGTAACATATCGTGTAAATATGTTTAAGAAAGATTGGCCGGATGATGTATTTTTTGCTCTTTGTAAACAAATTGCGGCACACGTAGGATAAAAGAAATTATGAAAATAAATCAAGTATTAGTAGAATCAACGGCGGCAACAGTGGCATTTGCCTTTGGCAGATTTAATCCTGCACATCAAGGACACATAGAAGTATGGCGCACAGTGGAACAAGCTGGTGCAAATTGGTTTATTGGAACCAATGCTACTACTATTGGTCCTAATGACCCATTAACTTTCGAACAAAAGTCAGCTTGGATGGAAGAAATTTATCCTCCTATTGCTGGACATATTGTTCCTGAACAAACAGTATTGTCATTGGCAGCTTATATCTTTAAGAAGGTACGTAAAAATGAACGTGCCACAGTAGCATATATCACAGATGCCAATGACTGGGCTTGGAGTGGCAAGTTATTAAATCAATACAATGGTAAAGAAGGCGCACATGGCTATTACAAGTTTGCTGAAATTATTCATGTACCAAGTCCACGTGTAAGCAGTGCCACAGCATTGCGTGATGCGGCTCGTGCTGATGACAAGGTTGCTTTCTATCACGCCAGTGGTACTGATCCTAAAGCAAAAGTAGCCGGGTTAACATACTTTGACACAGTTAAACAAGCCTGCGAGAAATATCCCTTGCCAGTGAAAAAGTCTAAGAAGGTTAAAGAAGGTGTGGCGGAAGGCTTGAATGAATTTGCACCAAGCCCGGGCTTTGGCGGTGACGATGATGATGACAAGTATACTCCACAAGATTTTGGTAAACCTTTCAAGGCGAACTATTTGGGCCAGAATAAGTTTGAAGTATTTTGCCGCAAACCACAAGATCCAAGTAATGTGATTAAGCTAAATGCCGAAGTTCAGAAGTATGGACTAGAATGGGAAGAAAATTTTGGATTTTGGTTCTTAGACAGTCCTGGTGCTGTGTACCTTAGTTGGAAGTACGGAGAAATCCCATTACCTAAGGCTATTGATCAGGCTCGCAATCCAGGACATATTCATGATTTAGTTACAGACTATCTAACTAACTCACCACATGCAGCCGAAATACAAAAAATAGCAACAGAATATTTTGGCTTTACTATGGATGGTGACATGGATGAAGGCTTAGATGAACATATTGTCAAAGTTGCAGGCGGCTGGGAATTAAAATCTAAACACGGTGATAAGAACTTAGGCAAGTATCCTACAAAAGCTGGTGCTGAAAAACGTGAACGACAAGTTCAATACTTTAAGCACATGGGCGAAGACGAACAACAAACAGTGGCCAAGACTTGGGATCAAATGACAGCACAAGAAAAGATCAGCGGTGTTAAAGGTCGTACAGTATGGAATGAAAAGACACAGAGATATTACACAGTGTTTGATGTTCCAGTAAAACAGACCACAGACGAAGCAAGTTTAGCCACTATGCGTGATTACTTTGCTGGTGATAAAGACGCTCATGATCCTTTAGAAATTACAAAACAACGTTTGCATTTTAGTAAAGATAAAAATTTAAACCCAACAATTCACAAGAATTTTAGAAGCAAATGGGACTACGAACAATGGCTTAAACAAAATAAACTACAACAAATCTCAGATGCTAATGAATCTACAAACGACAAAGGTTGGTCACTAATAAATAAGAGTAAATCATAAAACTATGAAATACCTAGAACTAAAAGAACAACTACTCAACGAAATAAACATGAGCCCCAGTGCTCTACGTCGTGCTGCCAAAGATATCGGCGCCAAGGCAGGCATGGAATTTGAAATGATTGTTCCTGGTGCAAACCAAGGCGATGATGACTATGATGATGACTATCGCGAAACAGACTACGATCAAGATCAAAGCATAAACAGTATTCAAGATGCTTTTGATTTCTTCTATGACGGTGATTTTAATAGTCGCAGAGATGTAGAGAGACTTCGCGAAAAAATGCAGGAAGATTATATTGAATGGTTAGGTGAACACATCGACGATCGTTGGGCAACAGATAAAGAAGAAATGATCTATGATTGGTTACGATATAATGCCGCGCCCAGCGATGTATTTGGTATACTAGAAGTAGCTGCCAGCGCCAGCGGAGATTACCCCGATCCTTCTAAAGAAGATTATAGAAACGCAGCCGCCAAAGTAGTTGAAGATCAAATCAGTCCTTGGTATGATGATGCTCAAGAAGATTTCCGTGATAATTTCTACAGAGATGCTGACATGGAAAGCGAATGGTTGGAAAGTGCTGATATTAATACCATGCAAGATGTCGAAGTCAAGTACAACATGACTTGGCCGCATTACTTTACTCCCGAAAGAGAAACAGGAGGAGTTACCATAGAGGATGCCGCAGATAGTTTTAGTCGTGCCATTGGCAAAGAAGTACAGGCCAGCAATAACTATCACAGTCGTAGTATAACAAGACCCAGTGCCACAGAATTGCACTATGTTGTAGAACCCGACGGTAGTTTAGAAGCAGATGATGACGAAGATGGTGGCTTAGAATTTGTTAGCCCAGCATTGCCCATAGATGAACTATTAGATGACTTGAAAAAAGTTAAAGCCTGGGCAGACAAAACTGGCTGCTATACAAATGACAGTACGGGCTTACACATCAATGTTAGTGTTCCAAAATGGCAGGGCGACTTGCAAAATCTAGACTATGTTAAACTTGCTATTCTAATGGGCGATGAATATGTTTTAGAAAACTTTGGTCGCAGTGGTAATACATATGCAAAAAGCGCACTAAAGATTGTTAGAGATAATATTACACAGCGTCCAGAAGATGTCAAACGTTTGTTAGACACTATGAAAGAGCACTTAAACACCAGCGCCGCAAAATTAATACACAGTGGTAGTACAAACAAATATACCAGCGTTAATACCAAAGACGGTTACATAGAATTCCGTAGCCCAGGCGGCGATTGGTTAAACAGTAATTTTGATAAGATTGAAACAACATTGTTGCGTTTCGTTGTTGCCATGGATGCCGCAGTAGATGAAACAAAATACAAAGAAGAATATGCTAAAAAACTTTATAAGTTATTGGCCGGCAATGACAACGATGCTACTAACACAATGGCTTACTTTGCTAGATATGCCGCAGGTGAATTACCTCAGAGTGCATTGAAGAGTTTTATTAAACAAGCACAGTTTGAACGTAAGGCAGGCAAAGAACCCAATGGTAAGAAAATGTGGTATCGTGTTGACAAAGAAGGACGCGGTAAATCTGGCGCCAGTATTGAAGTTGTTGCTACATCAAAAGAAGAAGCATTAGAAAAAGCAGCCAGTGAATGGAGCCTAAAACTAAGTGCATTAACTGCGGCTGCCGTTTATCCAGTTCGCCCGTTTGATAACAACGCAGACAACTGGGAAGTATATAACAGTCGAACCGGTGAAGTCATTGGCACATTTAAGAGTGTAGATCCTGATGGAACAATGGATAACTATGACGCAACTGGTGACGATTATAGAAAATGGCGTTACAATAACGGCATTCCTACCACAGATCCAAGAAGCCTAGGCCATCGTCCTAGATTTGACAAGAACCGTTATGAATTGTTTAACTTAGATAGAAACAAAAAGTTAGACGAGCCAGTTCCTAGTAATGTTACTTCAGATGAACAAGCATTGACTTTCCTAGATGATTATATTAATCACGGTCCACATGGATTACAACCATTCCAAGCAAAACGTATGATTGGTGTTAGACGCTGGGGCGATAGCAATGCTGAACCAATACTAGCAAATCCAATTCGTGCCGCCGCAGGTACACCACAACCAGCTGGTAGTGTAGGACAAGACGTAACAAGTCCAACAGGACAATGGAAAGTTGTCGATGGCTTGGGCCGTGAATTGCACCGTTTCAGTCCAACTCCTAATACTCAAGCAAGAGCAAATGAACTTGGCGAATTATATGGCCGCGGCCTCAACGGCAACTACAGCGTTCTTCCAGTAGGGCGCAGTGATATTCAAGACATTGAGCCTGACTTAGAACTTGCTCGCAATCCTGGTCCTAGAACAGACAGACCTTTTGTTTGGAAGGTTCAAGGCAGTGATTCTCCATATCAAAGACAGGGTGTAGAAGTTGTTGCTAGTAGTGAATTCGAAGCAATGCAAAAAGCTAGACGTAGATGGAACTTGAATATAGGTCAAAGCACAGAACAACAATTCTTTACAGCCAACGGTTGGATAGCAACTCCTGTTCGTCCTGCTGAAGGGTCGAGTCCTGTACCAGGTAGCACAACAGACCTAGCACAACAACGTGCAACACCCGGTACGTTTACAGGTGCTTGGAAAGTAATGAATGTTGACACTGGACAAGAATTATATAGATTCAGCGGTATTGGTAATTCGCAGTCAGATGCTAATGGTGTCGCTTTACAATGGATAAGACAACATGCCCCGAACACAGACTTGGTACAAATTGAAGTTGTGCCTATAATGAGCTAATATGAGAGCTGATCAATTTGTTACAGGCTATGTCAGCCAAGATGTAAAAGTAGAAAGTAAATTCACTGACTACGAACTTGCTGTCATGGAGGGCGGCCTCAGTTTAGATAAACCTAAAAGTGCATTGCATCAAGCAGTCACCGAAGCATTTGACCAACCCTATAAAATACTTCGATGGGAAAACAGTGAGCATTATGGTGATGTAGACGCAATAGCACGATTAGATGACAACACCTTTCTAAGTATTATGTTCAACATGGAGTATGATGAAGAAGGTGAAGAAGTCATACAAGTAGAGTTCCATAGAAACAACAGCCAAGAAGTCACTGGCGACGGTGATGCTCAACGAGTATTTGCCACAGTATTGGCCGCTATCCAGCAATACATTAAAGAACACAATCCAAAACGATTGACATTTTCAGCCAGCAAAGAAGTGGAGCCTGACCAAAACCGTGAAAGTCGTGCCAAATTATACGACCGACTGGTACAGCGTTACGCTCGCACTTGGGGCTACAGGCCTTTCCGTGCAGACACTGGTAGCATAGTTAGATATGAGTTGAGCAGAATCAAACCAATACCACCAGTAAAAGAAAACTTTGTCAACTACCAAGGACTTAGACCACCTAAGAATGTTCCCGGTACGAACTTATTTCCTGGACAAGACATAGTGGGGCAAAGGGTTTATCATTGTACCAATAGGCTAGAAGCAATTAAGAAAAGTGGAGGACTAAAACCTCTGCGTGACGCCACAGGCGAACGGGAATATGGTCGGTTGAGCACAGATGAACATCCATTTATTCCTGTGATAGGCATTTGGTTTAGTGTGGGCAAACCAGACTGGCCCGGTAAACATTGTGTGAGTTTTGTTATAGAACCCACAGATCAAGTGTATGTGGCCTATGCTAACACCAAAGGCTTGAAACCGAATGTTGTATTAAATCCAATAGCATTAGACAGGCTTACTGTGGAAGGTCAGCAGGATGTAGCAGAGAATTTTGCAGATGGTAAGGTCAAAGGCAAAAGTCGTCCTGGACGTGTTAAACGCAGTGGTGCAAGCTGTGACGGAAGTGTCTCTGACCTAAGATCAAAAGCAAAAGATGCCAGTGGCGAACGTGCCAAAATGTATCACTGGTGTGCTAACATGAAAAGCGGCCGTGCTAAAAACGAATCTGAAATGTTAGAAGATTTAAACGTTATATGGAAAGATGTATTGGAAGCTGGCGTGTATAAAGGTTATCCCTGTACTAAAGACTGTAGCGGACATGCCGCAGGCGATCGTTGGGCAGATGCTAGAAATATAACTGACCCTAATCAATGTCCTTACAGTAATAACAGTTTCTGGGAAGGCTGTCTAGCGCATACCGATGAACAAGAATAACATATAAATATACTATTATGCGATTATTAGATCTTAAACTTACAGAAGCGGCACTTAGTGCAGGCGAACTGACAAAATACTTTGACTCTGAAACAGAGCCAACAAAGTGGAAACGTCTTAATGTTTTCTTAAACAAAGTTCTACAAAAAGAACCATTCGAATTAGTAGATGGCAGCACAGCATTAGTTAATACATCTGAATACAAACGTATAGCAGATATTTTTAATTTAGGAACTGTGCCAAGTAATTTTAAAGTTGACACAGACAAAGGCCCATTGGGTTTAAGTAAGTTTTTTAAATCAGCAGAACTGGGAGGCAAGGGTGCTGGCGGCGCCGGTTTGTCTAACAAAGGTGAAGTCAGTGAGGGTATTCTAGGTGCTAGTTTATTTGCTAAACTTATAGCAAGGACTCGTGGTAAGATTGATATTATCGGTGGTGATGACATTTGGAATGTTATTGACATGCTAAATCAAACACAGGAAGATCATTACGGTGTTAAAGTTAAAGATGCTAGTAAATCTGCTGTTAATGATAGTATTCAATATACATTAAAATTAAAACCTGGTCCATATGCAGACTTAATGGACGAAGCAAAACGAGCATTGTTAAGTGATGTAATTAACAGTGCAGTGGCTTATGCTAATAGTGCAGATGCTCAAGCATACTGTGAATATTTTTACTTAAATGGCAAGCCGGATATTATTCACGTTATTACAGACGGTATCAGCGGAAGCACTACTAAGAAATCTGACATCGAAGTTGTTGTCACAGATCCAAAAACTGGAAAACAAACACATCAACAACTTAACATTAGTCTTAAAGCAGGCAGTGATCAAATGGGACAAGTTGGTCAAGGTGATGTTGGCGAAGAATTTGATGCTCAGAAGAAACTATGGAACTCTTTTGGCATTGACATTGAATCAAGCAGAGCTGAATTTAATAAAGTATTAGAGAAAAAAGGTTTAATAGCAGCCATAGAATCTATCTATCGCGATGCCGCTACATTCCTTCAAGACTTGTTAGCAGGCAGCTTCGATGATGCCGAATACTTGTTCTTAAAAGACTTGGTAAAAGGCATTGACTACTTTGCTACATTAAACGACCCCACAGTCATTTTAGTTAGTCTAGAGCGCGGAACTTATGAAGTAATGAGTTTTGCTAACTTAGAAAAACAATTAACGAACATTGATTTAGATGCTAGTTATAACGAAAACTCTGCTACTCCACAAATAGAAATATTTGATAAAAACAGCGGCACTCAATTATTTAGAATTAGAACAAAACGTGAAACTAAAAAAGGCGGCGGTATTTATGTCCGTAATTATATTGAAAAAGGTCCTTTGTTAAAAGAGTTGACCAGCATCAAAAGATAATACGTTATATTGACACAAATTGGCATAAATAAACATATGAAAATAAAAGAACTTATCAGTGAAGACGGCAGCGTAGGCGGCATTAGCAGTGGCGCCATAGCTTCTGCTCCAGCCAGCAATTTGTTTGCTGTGCCAATGAAACGCAACATGGCAATGACTCGCAAGCGTCCTAAAAAGGAAGCCGAAGAGTTAAAAACTAAAAAAGATAAGTCTAATGTTTTAGAAAATGGAACTAATAATGGATAAACAAAGAGCACGCCAACTATATGAACTAGCAGATCGTTTAAGTAAGTTAGACGTCAATACTCTATCTGAACAACAACGTCAACAACGTAGTGCTATGATTGCTAAGTTGCAAGAAGAAGTTAAAACAATTAAAGAGTTTGCTCCTGACGATAGTTCAGGTGGTGAAGAAGATACATTACACAAATATGCTCGTATGTGGTATAATGGTAATGATGCCACACAACAACAAGTAGAACAAATCCTAGATCGTATGGGTTGGGGAATCGGCGAAATAGAATCAGAAGAGGGTGGCGCTTTTGTTGTACAAACGGGTGACGAAAATGGCAATAGTTATATTGGCTTTGCAGTCGCTGACTTGACAGAAGGTGTTGCTGATACTGCCAACGATCCTGGCGAATATGATCAAGAAGGCGATATGGCTCGACAAGATCTTGCCACTGCCGCTAATGCCGCAGAAGAATTACGCAGTATTTTAGACAGCGATGAGAACTTGCCAGAATGGGTTCAATCAAAGATTACTAAAGCAGTTGACTATTTAGATACTGTTCGTGATTATATGAAAAGCAAAGATCAAGATGTAACAGAAGCTTCACAGCGAGTTGATTCACTGGTCACTGACGCATTACGCATAATGCAAGGTCCAGAATTAAATGATGCTGTCAAAGCATTAAAGACTGTGCTTGGAGACAGAGAATACAATGGCCGTCGCGGCCATTATAATTTCTATGTTAGACAAATCATGGACATGCATAACCAACAAGGTGTAACTGAAACTAAAAAGCCAAGTCCAAAACTTACGCCGGTTAATATTAAAAAATCTGACCAAGTCAGCGAAGAAATAAATACAGAAGCATACGAAAGACTACAAAAGGTTTTCGCATTTAAGAATTACGAAAGTTAATTATGAAACTATTTGAACTATATCAACAAAATACCCTACAAGGTACTAATAACTTAAAACAGATCTCTGAAGCTGTGGCTAATAAGACTGGTGCAGTTATTACTGTAGGTAACACTCAAGTTAAACTGGGCATTAACAGTGCTAGGTACGTTCTTGGTTTATATGAAACCGCAGTTGCCAATGGCACCAGCGAACAATTCTTAGAAGGCCTGGCCAATCTAAATCCAACAATGGTCATGGAAAACGATAACACAATGCGTCACATTGTCGGCAAGTTCAAGCACGAAGTTAAAAACTTTGTAGCTGGTGGTGATATGAGCGATGACTTATATCATGCATTGTATGATTACTACAGCGACCACGGCGAAATGCCATATGGTACTATGAAAGGCCGAGATGGCGATCCCTATGAATGGGTTCACATGAGATTCGATCGTGATGTACATGATTACGTTGGCGGCAACAATCCAGATGTTCCTGCATTACCACAAGCAAACATGTCAATGATGCCACGTCAAGAAAGTATGTACGAATCTAAGAAAACAAAGATGAAAGAAGGATGGGACGAGATGATGGCCGCCGTTCGAGCCAGTGCTCAAGATGAAAGAGGTGCTACTGGTAAGTTTTCCAGATCAAAGAATCCTGACTCGGGCGGAACAGTTTATAGCCGCAAATATAATGCAGACACGGGCTACTCCATTGAGCCAACTAAAGATCCAGAAGGCAAATCTCCGGTCAAACGTAGCGTAGGCCGTCCTAATGCTGGAGTTACAGGCTCAGATGAAGCAGGAACTAAATTTGGTGATTATTCAAGCTGGTATCATAAATCTAAACGCACACACGGCGATCGTAAAATTGTTGGCGGCAGAACTGGTGCTATGGCAGTTATTGAAAAAGGTAAAAAATATCTAGTAGTAGGTAAGTGGGAAAACGACGAAGGTGTCATGTTTGATAAACCCAGTGAACTTGTTACTTTGGATGCATTGAAATCTTACAAAAGCGGTAAAGGCCGTCCAAAGAAAGTTCGTGAATGGATCGAAACTCTGCGTTTTGTTTCTGAAGGCGAAACAACTAAAACAGCAACTGGTATTAAACATAGTGCTAAAGGCAAATATGGTGCAGACGAAAACAAACCAGATGATAATGAGCAACTAGATAAAGCAGGCACTAACCGTAGAGAAAAAGCTATGGGTGTTAAGTGGGATCGCGAAAAGAAATGGGGCGGTGGCATTAAAGTTGAATCTACAGGTACAGACAAGTTTGTTGTATGGTATATGGTTGACGACAACAAATGGGACAAAAAAAGCACGTTTAACAACAAAGCCGACGCTGATGCATACATCAAAAAACTCGCAGACAAGGGCTACGACGACGATAACTTCGAAGTGCTTAAATCAGGCGCACACCCTGATGATGGTTACGAGAGCAAAAAGTAATGCGTATCTCTGAAATTCTTAGTGAAATGAAATGTTGGCCCGGCCATCGAAAAGTCGGCACACAACCTGGCACTGGCAAGAATAAAGGCAAGCGTGTCAACGACTGCGAAAAGATCAAAGAAGAATTAGATGATGATCAAAAGCGTGTAGGCCAAGTTGGCGGTGAAGAAAAAGCAAAGAGCATAGGCCAAGTACTTGCCAAACCTACTAAGCAACATCCTTTCAAAGGCCGCTTGGTTGGTGAATAACTAAACAATGACACATTGGCAAGAATACATTCGCAGTAGTTATGAATTGATTCTTGACGCAGAAGGTAAGACTGCTACTTACTTAAATGAACCACTAGAATACTATCTAGTCAGCTTAATGGCTAGATGGTTTGACAAGCCTAATATCCCCCCTGACACTCCTGTGGCAATACTAATGCTTACTGCCATGCAAAATCCTAGAAAAGAAAATTTATCAGAAGTAGCAGATATTTGTTTATTCTATGATAGCTTTAAAATAAAACAACGTAAATGGCCCACACCTAAATACTACAAAGACATGGGTACTACTGCGTATGGCATGGCCTATGTTGCCAGCAATGATAATGTATACAGTCAGTTAGAACTTAGCTTTGATATGTGTAGTAGGATTTTATCTAATACTATTAAACAAGTCTAACTATAGTATGAGTCAATTTTATATAAAAGCCTTTAAGTATTTAAGTATTAGTCAATAGAACTAAATATACTTATAGGATAACATATCATGGATGAATTAGTACAATCAATGAAAAAGGCACTGGCAGATACATTTGCCTTTTATTTAAAAGCACACGGCTTTCACTGGAATGTAGAAGGTCGTACATTTGCACAAGATCACGAATTGTTTGGCTCAATATATGAAGAAGTATATGGTAGTATTGATCGGTTCGCTGAAGAAATTCGTGCAATGGATGCATATGCTCCTGCCAGTTTTGTTCGCTTCAGTGAACTAACTAGCATTGAAGACGAAGTTAAAATTCTTAATGCCCAGGGTATGTTCGAGAAATTACTAGCAGATAACTCCGTTGTTTTAGCTAGTGTTGAACAAGCATACGCATTAGCCGAAGCAGCCGGTAATCATGGTCTAAGCAACTTCTTGGCAGAACGCCAAGATGCACATGCCAAACATGGTTGGATGTTGAGAGCTACACTAAAACAAAGATAAATGAATCCTACAATCAAAGAGTTAGTTCGGACTGAGCTAACTAAAAATCAAATCCTTGCCCTTGAGTCTTTTATCTCAGATCGGGGCGAGGAAATTTTCAAAAACAGCAACTTACTCAAAGTTATCAATCGCGGTGATTTTGATGCTGTGCCCAACGAATTGGCAAAATGGATCGTAGACAACGGAAGACGCTGTCCAGAACTTGCCGAACTTAGGCAAAAAGAAATATCCTTGTTTACCAAATAATGCTTGACTGATGATGCGTGATACTATATAATAGTATAACACATTTTATTAAGGAGTGTTTATGGAACCGCGTATGTTTTCTGGCGATGAAAAAGCCAAAATTAAAAAACTATTTGCTGAAGGCATTCAAGTCTTGAGTGAAGTTAATGCACTCAACGAAGGACTAACTGAAACTATCAAAGCCATTGCTGAAGAACTTGATATGAAACCCAGTGTACTTAAAAAAGCATTGCGTATCGCTTACAAAAATGAGTTTGCAAAAGAACAAGATGCATTCACTGAAGTAGAAGAAGTATTGCAAGTTGCAGGTCATCTTTGATTAAATTCCTAAAAGAACAAACTTGGCAATTCTGGTTTGAGTGGTTATGTACCGCCACTCTAATCTGGGGAGTTGCTCTGACCAGTTATAATGTTTATCCACTAAACATTTGGATCAGCGGCTTAGGCAATCTAGGCTGGTTTATTCTTGGTATACTATGGCGCAAATGGAGTTTGATTATTGTTCAACTTATAGTTACAATAATCTATGTTGCAGGAATATATAATATACTATGAGTTATGTCGACGCAGTTTATGTAAAAGATAAAGACCTTATCAATGTTGTAGAACGAGTTGATGGAGTTAGGAAGTTTAAAAGTTTCCCGGCTCATTATTTGTTTTACTATCAAGATAATAAAGGTCAGTACACGGGCATCGATGGTAAAAGATTGACCAAGGTTGCTGTGAATAATCACAAGGCCTTTGAAAAAGAAAAGCGTATCTATGGACATAAACAACTTTATGAAAGTGATATCAAACCCGTTAATCGTTGTTTGGAAACAAACTATCTAAACAGTGATGCTCCAAAAGTCAACAAGGCATTCTTCGACATTGAGGTTGCTTACAATAAGATCAAAGGCTTTGCTGATCCCAGTGATCCTTTTAATCCTATTACTGCTATTTCTGTACATTGCGGCTGGCTGGATAAATTAATTACGTTGGCAATTAAGCCAGACAAGATGGCGCAGGATCAAGCGGAAGCAATCGTTGCTAGATTTGATGACACTATTCTTTGCGACACTGAAGAAGAAATGTTAGACATGTTCCTGAGTCTGATTGAAGACGCTGACATTGTCAGTGGTTGGAACAGTGGCGGATATGACATTCCTTACACAGTGAATCGTGTTATCAAACTAATGGGTGCGGATCATAGTCGTAGATTTTGTCTGTGGAATGCCAAACCTAAAAAGCGTGAATATGAACGCTATGGCAAAATCAGTGCTACATACGATCTCATTGGTCGTGTTCATTTGGACTACCTCGACTTATATCGCAAGTTTACATACCACGAACTTCATACATATCGTCTTGACTATGTAGGTGAGATTGAATTAGGCGAAAATAAAATACAGTATGAAGGCACATTGGATCAACTGTACAACAATGACTTTGAAAAGTTCATTGCTTATAATAGACAAGATACTATGTTGTTGTTCAAGATGGATGCCAAGCTACAATACATTGATCTAGTTAATGTTTTGGCACATGCAAATACCGTTACGTTCCTTACTACAATGGGTGCGGTTGCAATGACTGACCAAGCTATTATCAACGAAGCTCATGGCAGAGGAGTAATGGTAATGGATCGTAAGCGTGGCGATGGAATTGAAACACAGGCCGCTGGTGCTTATGTTGCTTATCCAGAGAAAGGCGTTCATGATTGGATTGGCAGCATGGACTTGAACAGTCTGTATCCAAGTTTGATCCGTGCTCTTAATATGAGCCCAGAGACAATTATTGGACAGGTTCGACAACAACAAACTAAACCGGAAATTAAAGCGTGGTTAGACAGTGGTAATAGTTTTGCTGACTACTGGGATGGTAAGTTTGCTGTTCATGAGTACAATGAAATCTCTGCTAAGAACAAAGGTTATAATCTTGTCATAGACTGGGAGAATGGTACTAGCACAGAACTCAGTGCGGCAGAGGCATATGACTTGATTTACTTGCAGGGTAATCCTTGGATGCTAACTGCCAATGGTACAATCTTTACCTATGAGAATCAAGGTGTAATTCCTGGCTTGTTGACTCGGTGGTATGCCGAACGTAAAGAGCTACAGGCAAAGGCCAAAGAAGCATATGGCACTGACATGTTTGAGTACTGGGACAAACGACAGTTGGTCAAGAAGATTAATTTGAACAGCTTGTATGGTGCGTTGCTTAATGCAGGTAGTAGATTCTTTGATATTCGTCTTGGACAAAGTACAACATTACTAGGTCGTTGTGTTGCTCGACACATGGCAGCACAGGTCAATGCGGTATTCGATGGCGACTACAATCACAAAGGTCGAACTATTATCTACGGTGACACTGACAGTTGTTACTTCAGTGCGTATCCAGTGTTCAAAGGTCAAATTGATCGAGGTGAAATTGATTGGAGTCGTGATAAGATCATTGAACTCTATGACATGGTTGCCGATGAAGTCAATGCTACTTTTCCGCAGTTTATGAACACAGCTTTTAACTGCCCAACTAATTTGGGCGAGATTATCAAAGCTGGTCGAGAAGTAGTTGCCAGCAAAGGCCTGTTCATTACTAAAAAGCGTTATGCTGTTCTTATCTATGATAAAGAAGGTAAGCGCAAAGATAAAGATGGAAGCCTTGGCGAGATCAAAGCCATGGGTCTTGATTTGAAACGAGCTGATACACCAGAGTTCATGCAACGGTTCTTAGAAAAGATTTTGCTTATGGTTCTTAATGGACAGGACAAGCAAGACGTTGTTGATGCTATCAATGAATTCAGAACAGCATTTAAAGAACGTCCAGGTTGGGAGAAAGGTACACCCAAGCGTGTCAACAACTTGACCAAGCACACAGAAGTTTTTGAGAAAACTGGTAAGTGCGGAGTCGGACATGCCATGGCGGCTATCAATTGGAATAGGTTTAAGAAAGCGCACGGTGACCAAGCAAGTTTGGATATTACAGATGGTATGAAAGTTATTGTCTGTAAACTTAAATCCAATCCAATGGGTATTACAAGCATTGCTTATCCAATTGACGAAATGAGACTGCCAGAATGGTTCAAGGACATGCC